TGTGGTGCGCCACAAATCCGACGGCACCGTGGCGGTCTTGGCATGGACGCTTTCCTCCTTTTGTTTTCGGTATATACCGATTATACAACGTGATTAGAGAATTGTCAATAAGAAGTGAGCGTTTTACCACCCTGGAATTTAAAGGTCATTCGTCCGTCGGCGTGAACGGTCACTGTGTCAATGACTGTCAACCAGAGCTTTTCGTCAAACTCGGTGAGGGCATCCAATTCCTGCACCTCGAACATAAATGCTCCGATGGCTTCTGCCTTGGCTTCCCGTGCAGCCTTTGTAGTGCGGAGCTGTTCAAGCTGTGCTTTGGCTTTTTCGTACCGCTCCACAAACCCATTGTACCGGGCGGCGTATTCTTCCTGGTTCTGTGCCGTCTGTGAATTTTCCGCAATGCAACGCTTTGTCAGTTCGGTCACCACATCGATCTCCTCAAGCAGGCTCTCGATTTCTGTATCAATGCCTGTACAGTCTGTCAGGGTGGCTTGCATCAATCGGCAATCCTCAAGGATGTTGTCCTTGCTGTCGATAACAGCGTTAAGGGCTGCCACGAACCGTGCTTTGATGGTTTCCTCGTCCAGGTGTGGCGTCTCACATTTGTGCTCACCCTTGAATTTGCCGTTGCATTGCCAGATGACCCTGCGGTATTTTGAGGTCGAGTTCCAGACTTTCGAGCCGAAGTAGGAACCGCAGTCCCCGCAGACGATGCGGGAAGAAAAAATGCTCTTTCCGCTGTACTGACGGCTGATCTGCTTGCGCCGCGCAAGCTCCGTCTGAACCTTGTCGAACTCTTCCGGCGTAATGATCGGCTCATGGCTGTGTTCCACATAATACTGCGGCACCTCTCCCTCATTGACCTTCCTCTTTTTCGTGAGGAAATCGACCGTGAAGCATTTCTGAAGGAGTGCAGCGCCCTTGTATTTCTCGTTTTGAAGGATGCTTTCCACTGTACTGGTCTGCCAGCGTTGTTTTCTCGATGGAGTCGGAATCCCATCTGCTGTCAGTTCCTTTGCAATGGCTCCCGGCGTCAACCCCTCCATGAATCGAGTATAAATCCGGCGGACAACGATTGCCTCCTCCGGAACGACTTCTGGAAAACCGTCCGCTCCTTTGCGATAGCCGAGGAACTGCTTGTATGGGAGGGTGACCTTTCCATCGGCAAACCGTTTTCTCTGTCCCCAGGTAACATTCTCGGATATGGAGCGGCTTTCTTCCTGTGCCAAGCTGGACATAATCGTCAGCAGCAGTTCGCCCTTGCCGTCAAAGGTGTAAATGTTCTCCTTTTCAAAGTAGACTTCTACGCCTTTTTCTTTCAGCTTGCGGATGGTAACCAGGCTGTCGACCGTGTTTCGGGCGAAGCGGCTGACTGACTTTGTGACGATGAGGTCGATTTTACCGGACATGGCGTCGGCGATCATTTCATTAAAGCCAATCCGACGCTTGGTGTTCGTGCCGGAAATGCCCTCATCGGTATATACCTTTATAAACTCCCATTCGGGATTGCGTTTGATGTATTGCGTGTAGTAATCCACCTGCGCCTCGTAGCTGGTGAACTGCTCATCGCTGTCTGTGGACACTCTTGCGTATCCTGCGACCCGCCGTTTTTGTACAGCCACCCTGGAAAGGTGCGTCAGCGGATTGATGGTCGGCGGAATGACTGTGACCGACCGTGCTGCTGTTCTGTTCATTCCTTTTTCCTCCTTGCCTGTAATGCCCGCTGTCGTGCCTTTTCTTTCATTTCAGGCGTCCAGCTTTCTGCTCTGGAGCGGTCTTTCCATCGTTTAACGATTTCAGAACCGTCGTCCATGCAGTACACGACCACATTGTTTTTCTCTGCTCTGATTGCCGTTATTTTGCTTCTGACCATATCGCTGTCGATGCTGCCCTCTCCCAGCACCTCGCAGGTGAGGACTTCGAGCGTTTCTTCTGGAATCCGCTTAGCAGCACATTCAGATTTACCTTTGGTTTGGAATGTAGTGCAATTCCAGTAATGCTTTTTGCGGTAAGTGACGCGCTTATATGTGTTGCCGCACAGTCCGCAGCGAATCAGTCCCGAAAAAACTGAATGAGTCGGTTTTTTGCGGTTGGAAGTCTGTTGCGCCAGTATTCTGAGCCGCTCTTGTGCCTTATCAAATGTTGCCTGGTCGATGATTGGCTCATGCGTTCCCTCGGCATAGTACATCGGAAGCTCTCCTCGGTTCGGCAACAGCTTCTTTTCAATGTGGTTGTTGCGGTATCGCTTTTGCAGGAGCGCATTGCCGAGGTACTTTTCATTGGATAAGGTATTCCGCATCCGCTCCGCACACCATGTGCCGCCGAGAACGCCTTTATGTCCTCTGGCATCAAGGTCACGACAGATGGAACTCATGCTCTCGCCACCGTTGAACCGTGCAAATATTTCTCGGACGATGGCAGCGTCCACCTCATTCACCCTTATGCCGTCCGGCGTGATGTCATAGCCGAACAAAAAGCGGAGGTTGATGATTTCTCCGTTTTCAAAGGCTTTTCGGACACGCCATTTCTGATTTTCACTGGCTGACAAACTCTCTTCCTGTGCGTAGGACGCCAGGATGGTCATCATCAGCTCACCGTCGGAACTCTGTGTGTGGATGTGCTGCTCTTCAAAGAACACATCTACGCCCAGGCTTTTCAGCTCTCGGACAGTCTGAAGAAGCGTCACCGTATTTCTGGCGAAACGGGATATGCTCTTCGTAATAACAAGATCGATGTTCCCTTGGCGGCACTCCTCAATCATGTGCTGAAACCCGGCTCGTTCTCTTTTTGTGCCGGTCACAGCCTCATCACTGAAAACGCCGCAGTACATCCACCCGTTGTGGCTCTGAATCATTTTACTGTAATAACTGACTTGTGCGGATAGTGAATGCAGCATGGCATCCTTTCCTGTGGAAACACGGGCATAAGCGCAAACACGCAAAGCTTTCGGCTGTGCGGGTATTAGGGCATCGACCCTTTCTACAACTCTCTCCATTTGATTCACCTCCCTTGGTGTGTGACATATTACCTCTAAAAACACGATATATCCAGCGATTTCAGCGGAATATACTACACGAAGATATGCCGTATTTATTGGCTATAATTGTATCGATCTTAGCGTACTCTTTGGCTGATATCAGCCCCTTGGAACGCATACTCCGGGCGAGTGCCATCGCCATCTGGTAGGCAAACAGACGCTTATCGTAATCAATCATGGTCGGTCTCCTTCCTGCGGAATTTCAAATAGCAGTCACGGGAGCAGAACGCCCGATGGCTGTTGCCATAGCTTTCAAACTGCTTCCCGCAATGTCGGCAAGTGAGTGTGTAGTACGCTTTTCGCTGCACTCTTTCGGGGTGCGCGTTCCACCACGCCATTCGGCAGGCATCGGAGCAGAACATCCTTTTCCGTTTATGCGGTGTCTGCTCAAGCGGAGTCAGGCAGTTTCGGCACAGGGCATTTGAGTCCGGTATCTCTTTGATCTGCACAGGATGCCTGGCGCAAAAGGACTTTACTGTGTTTAGCGGTAGCCCTGTTATAGCGGATATTTTCTTATATCCGTAGCCCTGGTGTTGGAGTTCCACAATTCGTGAGCGTTCCGTGTCTGTCATAGTGATTGATACCTCATTCCTGAGAAATAGCGTTTCTCGCTATACCCAGAGAAAAGGCACTTTTGTCAGGGTAAAATGGGAAAAAAATAACGCCCTCCACGGAAAAATCCGCAGAGGGCGTGTGATAGGTTCGGTTTACTTATTCGGGATCTTCAGCTTCATACCGCTGTAGATGACATTGCTTTTCAGCCCGTTCAGGCTGACGATCTCCTTGTAGCGGGCTCCGCTTGCGAGGTAGGTCTTTGCGATTCCCCAGAGCGTGTCACCATGCACCACGGTGTGGATGCGGTAGTCCCCGGCGGGTTTCGTGCCTGCCACGGCAAGCGCAGAGGTCTTGACCGGCGACATGATGGCGTACCTGCCGGATTCATCCTTATTGATGACGGCACGGTCGCCGCTGACCTCTATCACATACCAGCGGAGCTTCTTCACCCAGCCGGGAATGGCTTTGCCGTTATAGTAGGTGCTGCCCGTGATGGTCACGAGGTCACCGACCTTGATAGACCCGGTGGGCTTGCCCGGTTCAACCGGCTTCACCTCACTGCCGAGCGCTGCCGTGACCTTGGATGCCAAATCGCCCATACGGGCATACATCCAGTTGCCGGGACAACTCTTGTTCGCAAACCATCTGTGGACGGTCAGCACCATCTCGTCGGATTTCGGGGTGTAGTTGAGTGTCTTGGTCTTATCGCCCAGCCAGATCAACTTGGTTTTGCCGTTGCGCTTGCAGATGTCGGTGCAAAGCTCGATGAGTCTCTTGTACACCACATCCTTAAAAGCGTAAGGCTCGGTGTTGTCGCTGGCACACTCGATGGTGATAGCTCTCTGGTCGTTGGCTGCGGAGGAGGAGCACCAGGAGCGGTTTTTCTCTTCCACATACATCCCGACCCGACCGTCCACGCCGATGCCATAGTTGCTGCTTGCCTGCCGTGAGGTCGGCAAAAAGATGTTGCCCAGCGTTTCCACACTGCACTGACCCACAACGCAGTGGGGCGTGATGCGGTCAATGCTGTGGGTGCGCTGCCCGGAGTGGTTCGGGCTGAGTTTGGTGTAGGACACCAGCGGGCTATTCGTATAAGCCATATTATTCGTCCTCCTTTTCAGCGCGGTCATGAAGCTGCTCCAGCACGGATTTCAGCTTCTGCGGGATGGGCAGTCCCAGGTATGCGGCGTTTTCCAACAGGGACACGCCCTCATTCGACAAATAGAAGAAAATGACGGCGGTACGCATCACCGAGCCGCTGCCGATGACGCGGGTGTCGAGAATATGCCCGATGCCGACCAGGGCGAAGATTAGCACCTTTTTGAAAATGCCCTTGAAGCCCACGGCGCTGGACAGCTTCTTGTCCACCACGGCGCACATGATGCCGGTGATGTAGTCGATGACTACGAAAGCCAGAAGCGCGTAAAGCAAGCCGTCACATCCTCCCAAGAACCATCCGAGCCAGCCGCCGATACCGGCGAACACCACCTGAATGGTCGTCCAAAATTCTTTCATGTTGTTTGTCCTCCTTTGAAATTAAAAATGGGTATGAAAAAAGTGACGCCGGAGCGTCACACTTTTCCGATGGCATAGATTGATACCTTGTAGGTTGCCGATGGTACCGTATTTGGTCTTACGGCAAATATCTTTCCGGGGTTGGTCGTTGTAGACCAGCTACTCGAACTGCCTCGCTCCACAAACATGGCGTAATTGCTGTTCTCCGTGGAGATATGGACATGAGGAATTTCCGCGAAGGTAAATGGAAAATTAGGGAGCGCAATTGCGCCGCTCTCATAGAGCACGCCCCAGGCCGTCGAAATGGCGGTCGTAAAGGAATACTGACCCCAACATTCCGCTGTACCGCTTTTCCATTTACGGTAATTCCAGATGCCGCTTGTCCCTTGCTGAATGACAAAATCCGCAAGGGGTGAGCCATCCACCCGCATATCCCCGGCAACATCCAGCATGGCTTGTGGCTCCGGCGTGTTGATGCCGACCTTCTTTTTCCGAAGCGCAATGAGCGGTGTACCCTGCGGGACAGTAAAATACAGATCCAGACTGCTCAAAGAATAGAGCTTGTCTTGGATCTGCAAATGGAAGTCGTAGGAACTGTTGGCATCCAGATTGCACAGTTCCAAATTGGAGTAGCTGAAAGAGGTTCCGCTTTTTGTCGTGCCGGAATAGATGCTGGTGTAGCTGCCGTAGCTGCTCTCACTGGTTTTCTTGTACCGATACCGCACATAAACAACGCTGTTTTTCTGCGTCCCGTCTACGTTCACAGCAGAAATAGAGCCACTGAATTTGAGCTGCATTTCCGCTTCAATGTCGTTGGTTCGCCGGAGCGTTATCGAGGATATTTTCGGCTTGGTGTATGGGATGACCGTAATAGTTTGAGAAACGCTGGCGGTATAACCGCGGGAGTCCGTGACCGTGAGCGTGACCGTTACGCTGCCGGACTTGGCGATCTTTCCAACAGATAAGGCAGAGCCGGTAGTGTTAGAGGATGACAGCCCGTTGCAGGAAGCTGTGTAGTTGGAAATGCTGGCACCGTTTTTTGCAGTTGCCGTTCTGGGCGTGACCTTGAGGGTCGAGTAGTTCTGAACGAATAGCTGGTCGTTGCCTGTGAGGTTTTTCGTGGTCGTGTAGCTGTCGGCATAAGTGAATCCGCTTATGGTCGGAGCAGAATTGGTCGCCGTGGTCAGTACAGTGGCGGTCTTGCTTGAGGTGCTGCCGATCTGCGTAGACCCGCTGTAAGACGAAACAGCAAAGGTACCTGTGAACGACTTGATGGATGCCATAGCGTTCAAAAGCGTTGTTCTCTGCGCCGATGTCAGCGTGACCGTGCGGTTCGCCGTGCCCTTCGACCAGGAAAGCCCGGAAATAGTCAGGATGGTCGTGCTGCCGTTTTTGAGCACCAGCGTATTGGTGTAGGAGGCTTCGTACACGGTCACATTGATGGTAATGGAAACCGTGGCATTGTCCGCCGTCACCGTGTTGACACTATTCACCACAGCACCGCCCAGCGTCTTGACCGTGGAACTGCCGGAAGTGCCGTAGACATGGTTGTACTGCCGCCTTGCTCTGACCCTCACCGTGTAGCTTGTATTCGGTGAGAGCGAGGTGATCGTCACGCTGGCACTGGTGGATGCCGTCGTTGAGAACTGCGTCCAGCTCGAACCGCCGTTTGTGCTGTACTGCCAGACGTCCGCCGTGGCAGAGGATGTAGCAGAGATTTTGAACCCGTTTGCCGTGACATTCGATGTACTGAATGTAACTGTGGGAGCAGAGCGGTCAATGGTAGTCAGCGTCAAGCTGCCGCCGTATTCCTGTGAACCGTAGATATAAACACGGGTCGAGAATCCGACCGCAATCGTTTTGCTGCCGTTGCTGTTGTGAGCTACAGTAATCGTGCCACTGACAGAACCTTTCTTTGCCGGGAAAACACGGTCATCCCAATAGGTACGGTCCTTTGAATATACGGTTGTACCATTGATCGTTACAGTGGTCGTGTCAATGGTGTAATAAGTGGATGCGCCACCGGTAGAGGTCAGCGTCCAGGAAAGTGTCGAGCTGTTACCGACCACATTCACGCTTTCTGAAATGTCCAGTTGAAGATAGCGCCCATCGTATGCCGCGCTTTTCCAAGTTGCCATAGTTTTCCCTCCTTAATCCAGAATGACGATGTTCAGCCCTTCGGACGCCGTCGGCATCGGGACAAACTTCGTTTTACCCACGGTCAGTTCGCCGTCCACCGTGGTTTTCTTGGTTTGCGTTTCGTCCTTGTTCAGGGTGAAAATCACCTCATCGTTGTAGTAACCGGCGAACTCCGTGTTCGTGATGACCGTCCGCTGGGACGATGCGCTGTTGGATACCTCGATGCCCCGCTTGTCGATCTTGACCTCCTGCGTGTAGATCTCGTTGGGAGCAGGCGTCCACTTTCGGGGAATCGCTCCTTCGGAAATCATGATGTCGGCGAGATAAATGGACGCATCCCGACAGTAGCAGTAAATACGCAACGTGGGGTCGGTCACATCCGTGAGCGTTACGGAGTAATCCGTCCAGTCAAACGCCGTGGACTTATTGAACAGGTACTTGGTTTTGTTCCCGTTGTAGGTCACATAGAAATACCCGGACATGGTCGAGGTTTTCTTTGCCCGAACCGAGATCGTATAAGTGCCGGGAACCACCCCTCGGATGTACTGCGACAACGAGGAGTATGCGCCCAGCACAAAGCAGGAGTCGGAAATGGTGTTGTTTTGCGTATCTGTGGAGGCATCCGTTTTCACCGTACCGGAGTAGCTCCAATCGTCCGTGATGCCGTTCAACCCGGAGGAATTCTGCACATAGTTGATGCCGCCGATGTACTGCTCCTGCATGGTGACGGACAGTCCATCCACCGTGTGTTCCAATTCCGAAACACGGCTTTCGGAGTTCAGCACCCGTTCCTCCAGGACGCCCTGGTCGTTGGACACCGTTTCCACGGTTTCGGTGAGGGTCGCCACATAGCTGTTCAGCCCGTCGATGGTCTGCTGGAACTGTGCGTCCTTCTCGGTCAGAATGGAAATGGTGGTGCGGATCGTTTCAATGTCGTTCTGCACCACCCATTTGTTCCCGTCCCATATCTTCGTTTCCGGCGGGGTCACGGAGGTGTCCACCCAGAGCTGCCCCTCATAGGGGTTCTCCGGCGGCGTGTCCGAGGTGACCACATCGCAGAGACTGATAATCGTGAACTGTGCCGATGCGATCATCTCACCACCTCCTTAAAGTGCCACAACGACCATAAAGGTTGCCTTGGTATCCACATCGGCGCTGGACACCGACAGGGTCTTGCCGGTCTTGCTGCCGTTGGTTCCCCAAGAGGTATCGACTACACCATCCTTGTTGTACTTCGTCCAGGTGTAACTGCCGTTTCCGGCTGCGTCCACCTCGGAGCCCGCCTGGTAGCAGACGGCGGTCAGCACAGTCGTGCCCTGGCCGTTCTTGAACACATCGCCGCCCGTGGAGGTGACGATGATCTGCAACGGGTCGGAGTTGTCGATGAAGGTCGCCACATCGAAAAACTTCGTGTTATAAGAAGCGGATGCGGAATCCGTGTCCTGGGCACAGCACTTGAACACAGCGTAGCTGTCCACCGCTGCGGCGTAGACCGTGAGGGTATTGGTGGCCGTGCCGGTGTATTTGTCGGCGGTATCCGAGAGCTTGCGCCAGCCGATGCCAAAGTCTGCATCATAGCCGGTGGAAGAAGTAGCGGTGACGGAAGCGTCCATGACCGCCCACTTGTAGCTGACCTTGGTGGTATCCACCGTAGAGCCGCGCCACAGCTCGGCCTTGGCGGTCAGGCTGGCGACCTCCTCATTCTTGAACACATTTCCGTTGGGTGTGGTGACCAGCAGGTCGACGATGCCGGAACCGTTGACCACACGAGAGAAGGAAATGGTCAGCGGATGGGTCAGCGACAGGCCGGTGCTTTCGTCCTTGTAGGTGATGACACAGCGGTAGTCGATGCCGGGCAGCTCCGCCATGACATTGGCCTTGACCGTGAGGATGTGGCTCTTGGCACCACTGAGGGCGTAGTTCGTACCTGCGGTAATGGCGGTGTTGCTGTCGCCCACATACCACTTGACCGAGGTGACATTGGCGGTGGCGATCTGGTCGGCGGTGGTGCCGATGACATACAGGCTGGGCGTCAGAACGAGGTTCTTCGTTTTCCAGTCCGGGGTATAACTGCCGTTGTCGGGGTTATACATCTGAGTCTTGGCGAGGTTTGAGCCGATGTACCCCGTCAGCGTCAGTGCGTCATTGTAGTCGATGATGGTAAACTGGCCTTGTGCTTTGCTCATGTGAGAAGCCTCCTTTGAAGTTGTTGTATCTGAACCGGACACTGTGCCGGTTTCTGTTGTGGGTTCTGCGGTTGCCATAGTAAATTCCTCCGTTATAACAGGCTCTGCCTGGTCGTGGTGTCGATGAGGTCACAATAAAAAGTGGCGCGGACTTTGACATCCGCACCAGTGATGACCACGGACTTTGCGCCGCCGAAATGCTGCTCGTTCCAGACTTTGTCCGCTTCCGTATCCTCAGACACCCTTGTCCAGATAAACTGGTTGGCATCCAGCGTGTCGGTGATGTCCTCGTCCCAGGAGTACACCTTGGCGGAAAGCAGCGTTTTTACATTGCCGTTCTTGAAGATGTTCCCGTTGGATGAGATGATGACCAGCCGGAGCATTTTCTGCTCCTCGATGGTGGTAATGCGGTCGCTGACCTCGGTGACCTCCTTGCTGGTGGCGTAGGCGCGAAGCACGACTTCGCCGCTCTCCAAATCCCAATAAGACGAGCCGTCCTGCGACTGGATAACACCGGCCTTGATGATGTTCGCCACCAGTGAGCCGGAGGTGATGAAGTCTGCGACGATCTGACCATCTGCCGTGATGGCGGTTTCATAGGGACCGTTGTAGCCGTTATGGGAAAAGCCCAGACCGCCCACATTCCAACGCCAGACATTTACGGCTTCATCAATGGAGGGAGCATCCAGAATGAGCAGCTCATAGGGCTGTCCGTTTTCCTCGCTGGTGTGGATGACCACATAGCCGCCGCTCTGGCCGGTGATAAGCCCGGTGGCTTTACCGATGGCGGTTTGGAGCAGCTTTGGAAAGCGTCCCACCGTGGACTCCACCTTATCAACCGAGGACTGAACCTCGGAGATGGTGGTGATCATGCTGGACTTGCTCTGACCGAGGGAAATGCTCTTGTACCGCTCGGCGAGGGTGTCGTATACGGTTTCGATGACCATAGCCGACACGCTGACACCCAGAAGCGAGTGCCGGATGGTGACGGTATCGCAGAGGTTGACCCGCTCCAGGAGTGCCGAATACTCCGGCTGTTTCCAGAGCGGCTCAAAGGACACCTTCACCGTGGGAATGGTCGCTCCCAGCGGATTGGCCTTGATGTAGCTGTTGGCTTTGGCTCTGAGGGCTTCCTCGGCCACAACTCCGTCAAATTGGTCGGAGAAATCCATAATGAGCGTTTTTGCCCGGACGATCTCCGAGGTCACAATGGGGAGCGTGACCTCCGGCAGCGTGACTACCGTTTCGGTGTCCGTGCCTTCCGGTGTGTATACGGCATACGGGAGCAGTGCGGTATACACTCCGCTGTTGTCTTCGTCCTGCTCCAATGCGGTGAGGTTCTTTCCGTATTCAATGACCACGCCGGTTTTCTGCCCACGGTGCGAATGGAACTTTACCGTGAAGTTGTCCCACTCAAATTCGCCGTACCATTTGGAGAGCATGGAGCCTTCCGTGCCGCCGAGGCAGGCTCTGACGCTTTTCGGCTGCGTGACGGAAAACGCCTTTGCATCCGAGTAGTCCGTCCAGCCCGTGAAGCGTGTATCTCCGGCAAGGAGCTGCGAGAGAATAAGCTGCGGAGAGCGGTTATCGGTACTGAACGGCAGCACCGGCACATTGGCAAGGTCATACGAGATGTGCTGACCGTAGATGGTGACGATGCCGTTTAAGGGTTTCGTGATGCGGTAAATGCGGAATGCCTGGTCGGCGGCGGTGTCGTTGGGTTTTGCCTTGATGATGCACTCCTTGGTGATAAGCCCGTAGTGCTGACCGCTCACCGGGTATTTGAGCAGGCACTCAAATACACCGTTTCGCTCCTCGGTGACCTCGCAGGAGATGGTGTCCGTCAGTACGCCAAGACCGAAGGTCGAAAAAGTCGTAGCATTTGCGGGATAAAGTACGGGAATCATAGGCTGTCACCTCCTTCTGAGCATAAAAAAACCACCGGAGATTTCTCCACGGTGGGTTGGGTTGAATGATTCAATTTTGTTCGACAAACTGGAATTTGTACGTCTTACAGTTTTATCTATTTAGAAATTATACCAATAACATTTTCGGTTTTTTCAGACCATTTCTTTCTTTTATAATCCAAGCCAATGCTTTCAACATAAACGCATTTTTCTTCTGTACAGACTTTTTTGTTCAAGTATTCAATAAAATCCTTTTCATTAAACCAATCTTTTATGTATATTAAGCGGTCTCTTCAGTTCATATGGAAACGTTCTCGAATATAGGGGCACAATTGCTCATTTGGGCATTAATCCGTTTCTTTTTAGTGATAATAAAAAAGCATACGCAATAGCTATTCCTAAGAAACCGGCAACGGCATCAGCAAAATCGGGAATGTTCAGAATTGGAAAAACAAGTTCGTACCCAAGATTAAATGCGGCAATCAATAGCCCTATTACCGTAACAGCCTTCATTCCACCTCCGAATATAAGAACAGCAAATCCCAAAGCCACCAAGACCATAAGTGAGAGAGAAAAATTGGTTACATGAAGAAGAATATAGTCTGGCAATAGTTGAAGTGCAGGGACAAACCAATTAAGAAGTCTAATGAAAAACAGGAGCCATGAAAGAATGATTGTGCACAAATAAATTACTAAATATATTTTCTTTACTTCGTATTTTACCGTAACCTTTCTTTTACCTACCCCATCTCTGTAACCCCTTATTTTAACAAATTCCGATTTGTCATTCTGATTTTAAGAAATTATACCATACTTTTATGAACTTTTCAACTGCCTGTATTTACAAGCACCGCCACCTCGGAACGACCTCAACCCGCCGCACATTTCCGGCGCAGGCGATGGAGTTTTCTCCGGGCTTCAGCACCGGAAAGCCCTCACCGGTGACGGTATCGTTTTTGAGAACGGTACCCTTGTAGCAGTTCATGTGTTCGCTGTCGATTTCAATGTACTCGTCCACACCGGCGAAGCCCCAGGAGCTTGTGCCCTGACCCTCCGGCCGAACCATGAGCCGAATCAGACCGCTGCCATAGATTTTGATATACGGTCGGCTCTCAAAAGCAGTCGGATTTGTAATTGTCAGTTCGGATGCGTCTACTGCCACTGTTTGCTGCCCCTCCAAGCTGTACTTGAACGGCTTGCAGTTGAAGGTCACGGTGAAGCAGCCGATTTTATTCAGTTGCTCCTCAATATCCAGCACACCGGATATGACTCCGTAACGGAAATACTCCGTATCGTAGGAGTCAGTAAGTTCATGGTATCTGTCCGGCTCGGAATACAGCCAGCCTTTGATGTCCCGCAGAACGGAGGCAAGGTCGGCTGCGTTCTTCCGAGCGAGAAATACCGTGTAGGTGACCTTGATATTGGAAAAGCGGCGGTTGGGATTGATGATGTCACCGCTCCTGCCGGGAATGGAGATGAACTCTGCATCGTAGCTCGGTGCGGAAAACACATCCTTCTTTTCGATATGCAGGCCGAAATCAGCGGAGCTGCGGCCGTTGTAGGTAAAATAGGTCATGCGAATACCACTCCTTTCCGCTGGGCGAACTGATTCGCTGTTTCCATGACTTCGTTGGTCAGCTGGCGAATGTCCTCGCTGCTGTAGTTATTGAAGGTGGCAATGTTCAGCGCAATGGTGAAAGCGGATGCCGCCTTGCCGACCACACCGTCCACGGCGGAGTGGATCGAGCCGTTCACATCAAAGTCGGTGGGCAGAGCCGTCTGCATATCGTGGGCAAGGTCGCCCATGACGCCGTTGATGTCCTCGGCCATGCCTTCAGCGGCTTTGACCGCTTCATCGCCGTTATCCTCAATGGAGCCGGACAAGCCCTTGACCAGCATTTCACCGACCCACGCCATCTCTTTCGAGGGCGAATGGATGCCGAAGAAATCGCAGATGCCGTCCCAGATGGAGGAGATCCACCCGGACACCTTGTCCCACAGCCACGAGGCAAGCTGGGTAATACCGTTCCACAGTCCCTTGACGATGTTGCCGCCGATCTCCACGATCTTATACATCAGAGAGCCGAAGGCTTTCACGATGCCTGCAATGATCTGCGGCACAGCCTTGACGATCTCCACGATGATAGTCGGCAGGTTTTCAATCAGGGCAACGAACAACTGCACACCTGCCATGATGATTTTGTCGATGTTCCCGACCAGTGCATTGACGATACCGGAGATAATCTGCGGGATCGCCTGCACGATGGTGGTGATGATCTGCGGCAGGGCTTGAATGAGAGAAATCAGCAGGTCGATGCCCGCTTGAATAATGAGCGGTATCGCATTCAGCACCGCGTTGATAATACCGTCAATGATTTTCGGGATAGCTTCCACGATTGCCATAATGATATCCGGCAAGGCAGTCACCAGCGAAGTCAGAAGCTGGATGCCTGTTTCAATGATCTGCGGGATGGAGTCCAGTAAAAAGGTAATGATGCCGTTGATGATCTCCGGCAGAGCGGCAATCAGCACGGGCAGTGCGTCCAATAGTCCCTGGGCAAGCCCTGTGATAAGCTGTAAGGCTGCGTCAAGGAGCATCGGCAGGCTGTCCACCAGTCCTTGTACGATGGTGACGATAGCCTGCACCGCTGCCGGGATGAGTGTGGGCAGTGCATCCGCAATGCCTGTCACCAGTGTAGACACCAGCTGAACCGCTGCCTCGATAAGCAGGGGCAGATTCTCGATCAGCGTGTTCACGATGGTCATGAGAGCAGACACCGCCGCCGGGATAAGCTGCGGAAGCAAAGAAAGCAGCGTTTCCAGCACCTGCGAGAACAGTTCGGTGACTGCTTCCAGCAGTGTGGGCAGCAGTTCACCCACAGCCGTCAGCAGGGCATCCAGCGCCGTGGGCAGAGCCGCCACGATGTTCTCAATAACCGGGGTGATGTTCGCCACCACGGTCTTGAAGGCGTCAACCATGTTGTTGCACAGCAGTTCCATATCAGCGTCCGCATCGCCGAAGCCCACGATGAGGTTCGACACGGCGGATTTCAGCGCATTGACAGAGCCGGAAATAGTGGCTTCCGCTTCTTTTGCGGTCGTACCGGCAATGTCCATGCTCTCCTGCATGACATGAATGGCTTCCACCACATCTGCGTAGGAGGAGATGTCATACTTGACGCCGGATATCTTCTCCGCATCGGCAAGCAGTCGCTCCATTTCCTGCTTTGTGCCGCCGTAGCCCAGCTTGAGGTTGTCGAGCATGGTGTAGTTCTGCTTGGCAAAGCCCTGGTAGGCATTCTGAATGGAGGACATATCCGTGCCCATCTTGTTGGCGTTATCGGACATATCCGTGATTGCCATATCCGCATACTTTGCGGCTTTCTCGGTATCACCGCCGAGAGACTGGATCAGGCTTGCGGAAAAGCCCGTCACCGTTTCCATGTACTCATTGGCAGAAAGCCCTGCCGTTTTGTATGCGTTGGCGGCATATCGCTGGATCTCCTGCGAGGAGTCCTTGAACAAGGTATCCACACCGCCGACCAGCTGCTCATAGTCAGCATAGGCGGCGATGACCTCTTTGCCGAGCTTTACGGCGGCGGCACCTGCGGCGACGGCCACAGCACCGAGTGCCACACCTACGGTTTTGAGAACCTTGCCGAAGCCTTCAAACTTACTGCCGGATTCCTCCGCAGCCTTGCCGCCATCCTTGATGGCCTTCTCATTTTCGTCCAGCTCCCGATTCATGTCGTTGAGGGCGGCTTCGGCATTGTTGAGTTGGATCTGCCAGTTCTGGGTGCGGCGGTCGTTCTCTCCAAAGGAGGTGGCGGCATTCTGCAGAGCCTTGCGAAGGGTGTCGATTTTTGTAGTCTGCTCATCGATCTCTTTTCGCAGCACCTTATTCCGTGCGGCGAGAGCCTCCACGGATTTATCGTTTTTATCGAACTGAGAGGTGGCGAGTTTCATTTCGGAGCCGAGCACCTTGAAGGACTGGTTGATGTCCGCCAGCGCTTTTTTGAATTCCTTTTCGCCCTCAAGACCGATCTTCAGTCCGAAACTATCTGCCATGTACCGTCACCTCCTTAAATGCCGTCCGGGATAATATCGTCAATGTAGTGTTCGTGAGCAGGAATAGCCTGCCCGTTATACTGTTTGTGGCACTCCCACAGATCCAGCAGAAGTCCAAACGGCATCAGCCACACTTCATCCTGGCTGAGATGAAGATGGGCAAGGCCGTAATAAAGAAGCCGGGTAAACAGCTCCGCATCAGAGACCGTTACCCGACTTGCGCGTTTTTTGAATCTTTCTCGCTTTCCACATTCCGCTTGGTGCCCTTGTAGAGCGCCTCCGTAATGGCGGTTTTGTATCCGGCGAGATCGAGGGGCGTGGTCAGAAGCTCCACCACATCCTCCGTGAGCAGCTCCTTGGGATGCTCTTTATCCTTGAGGTTGTGGATGAGGATGCTCTGATTTGCCAGAAGCGTGATGAGCCACACGATCTCGCCGATAGCCATTTCAAAGTTCTCGGACTTCATCAGCTTCTCACCGAGGTTTTCCAGACCGCCGTAGCGACCGGCGATCTCCTTGGTGGCCTTGGTCGTGAGGAGCAGCGTGTACTCATCGTCACCGATGGTGATGACTGCGGTTCTTTCGTTATCCATTGTGCGTTACCTCCGTTAACCCTGTTTTTCGGGTGTCGTGGTATAGGTCGGCTCATAGACTTCCTTATACCAGTTCGTGATGGTCGCTGCGGTCACATCGCCCTCCAAAGCCTCCGCTTTCCACGGGTGTTTGCCGCCTGCGTCCGCTTTGTTGCGGCGAAGAATGGTACCCTCAATGGTCGGCGTAGAGAAGGTGATGCTGTCGCCCTTGGTGGCAAGGTTGGTTGCCGGAATACCGAATTTCACTCGGTACAGCCAGTAATATTTGTACTTGCCGTTGGACTTCTTGGCGCGGAAGCCCACCGCCACAGGGTCGCCGCCGTCCTCGGATGCAGAAATCAGCACCTTGTTTTTGTCGATGGTCGCGCCGGTGAGGTCGGATGCCGCCGTAGAGCCGATATCGTCAATGCCGAGGGAGAGTGTGCCGGATTTGAATTCCTTCACAATCTCCGAAGCGCCGTCGTCGGCATAGAGCGTCGCCTCTGCCAGTTCCACCGAAAGGTCAGCGGAGATGGCTTTGGCAAGCTGGGACGGCGTACCGTAGGTTTCCTCACCGGCGTCGTTCTCGGTGATTTTTGCGTAATACAGTCTGTCAAGACCAATCGTTGCCATGATTCATTCCTCCAGTTCGTAGATTTGTGCCACATCAATGGCGTAGTGATGATAGCCGGTATCGGTCTCAAAGCCGATGTACCGGCGGTCAGTAATATAAAAGTCCGCACCAAGCAAGGCGCGGACAAGTGAATTTTTCAGCTTGGTATAGCTGCCCTTTGTGAAGAGGGACAGCCGTGCCTCCTGCGTTTCGCAGCCTGGGGCGTTGTCGGCGTGAAGCTCAAAGCTGTCCGACAGCGGCGTAATCACCAGATAGGTGTCCGGCGCTTTGCCGGAAAACACACCCGTTTCCACTGGAACACCGCAATGCTCGGCGATGGTTTGTAAATCGGATAGAAGACTCACAGCTTTTCCACCTCCTCATCCAGCGCCTTGGTCATGGCATCGATGCATTCCTGCCGGGATGCCGTTTTCGCAGGCTTCAGAAACGGCTTTGCAGGCTGACCGTGCTTGCCGTATTCGAGAATGTTGGCCAGCTTGGCATTGCTGCCGCCGTCCGAGCGTGGCTCGGCAAAACCGACCTTGATGTCGTGGTTTCCGTCCCGGTTCAGCTTGGATGGAGAAAGGCCGAGTGCGCCCTCCAGTTCGCCCGTGGTGCGGGATTTGAACTTTGTCCCTCTGCCGATAACGGAGGAAAGATTGCTCTTGACTCTCTTCAGCACGACTTCGCCACCGGCCTGCAGGACGGTATCTGCCACGCTGTCAAAATTGCTGCCGAGCTTGGATATCTTCAGAAGAAAATCCTCCGGCATTTTCATATCGCACTTAGCCAACGGTTGGCACCTCCTTTTTCGCCAGCACCTCAATGTACATCCCACGCCCCTTTACATCCTCCACGGACACAATGTCGTAGCGACAATCATCGCAGATGAGAAACTGGTCTGTGGTGATTGTCAGCCCCGGAATCCGCCGAAAGCGGAACAGGTCGGTCGCTTCACTGAATGCAGCGAGGTTTGCCCACCGCTGACTGCCGTGCCGACCTTCCCGGTACACACGGACGGAAGCGAGGACTTCATCCTCGGAATGTGTAAAGCCCTCGCTGTCCTTTATCTGCCTTGTTTCCACAATATCGGCAAAGCCGTTCATTTTTCCGAAACTCATACCTGCCACCGCCTATCCAAGCGGAGCAGCAGATTTACCGTGTTCCACACCTGCTGTGCCGCTCCGGTATTATCCGCAAAGAAGCCGCCCGTGCTGCCGTCCCGGCTTTCATAGAAGTGGGACGACAGCATAATGACGGCTTGCTCTGTGGTGGGCGGCATAGGGTTTTCCTTGTAGTAGCCCTCCGGGATGTGCTGGTAGCTTTCGGCGTAAGAAACAGCGGCGGTGATGTAGCTTTTCAGCAAGGCATCATCCGCCGTGTGTTCCAGGATAAGGTTGGCTTTCACTTTGGAGAGAAGCTCGTCCATCACCGCCGCCTCCTTCCTTATTCGGTTTTCAGCTTGAGGATCTGAACGGCTTCGGGGAGAATGAGTTTGCCGTCCACACGCTCCTTGGCAACGAAACCGATCATACCGTTGCCTGCGAACAGCTCATTGAGCTGCTTGAAGGAACGGGTGCCGCGGTCGCCGATGTTGTAGTAGCTGTAATCACCGAAAGCGATAGCGTTCTCCGGTGCATACGCAGAGGTGTGAACCGTGTAGCCGAGAATGCGGTCCGGTTCGCCTGCCTGATAGGAAGGCTGCCAGATATACGCACCGTTGTTGTCCTTCAGCTTGCGGATCTGCGCGATGGTCTTGTCGTTCATAATGAAAGAAGCAGACTTGCGGTAGGGACGCTTCAGTGCATGGATGAGGGTGATGAGATCATCACTCTTGAGTGCCGCAGTCAGCGTTTCTGCCACATGACCACCGCCGGTCTCCGCAAACAGACCGAGGGGCTGACCGACACCGGTGCCGTTGAGGAATGCGTCCTCCTCGGCATTGGCGAGTGCCTTGCCAAACTCGGTGAGAATGTAATCCTCCAGCTTGAACGCATTGTCGTAGAGCAGTTCCTCGGTCACCTTGATGGCAACATGAAGTTTGTGCGCGTCCAGAAGGATCTGGGCAAAGGTGGCGTCACCGAAAGAGAGTGCACCGCCTTCCTCGATCCACGCAGCGGCAGGTGCAGTTGCGGCAATGTTGATCTTATGCTCGCCGGATGTGGTGATGGTATGACCGAGCTTTCGCATGATGTTTTCCTCGGAAAGCGTCTGAATGAGGCGGGAATCGTACTCTTCGGGTACGAGGTAGCCGCCGTCAGCGTCAACACCCTCACGAAGGACATCGCTTACCTGGTGGAAGTTGCTGCGAAGGGCGGTGAGCATTCCGGTGCGGTAGGCATCGGAAGCACGACCGGTCTTGGGCTTCTCGTCAGCGGTGGACTTGCCGTTCATGGGCTTCTCGGTGATAGGAGAAGAAGTGGGCTTATTCAGCTGTGCTTCCATTGCGGACATGGCTTCCATGCGTTCGATCTCTGCACCGTAGTCCTGCACCTTCTTTTCCATCTGAGCATAGGTCTTGGCATCCTCATCGGAAAGCAGACCGTCCTTGTCGCGCTTGGTTTCAACAAATGCCTTTGCGGCGTTCCAAGCCTGGTTGCGCTTTTCACGCAGTTCGTTGATCGTCATATAAATTACCTCCAGTTTTTAATGAGATTGAGCCGATCCATAAGGTCATCGGCTTTTTGTGTACGGGTGGGTTTTGGGGTGATGGCGCACTTTGCAGCGATTTTCTCCATGAGAGAGTTCACCACATTCGCCTTGGAATACAGCATGGAAACGGTAGGTGTGGGTACCTCTTCGGATTCCGGACTTCTCTGCATGATTTCGTCTGCAAAGCCAAGTTCCACTGCCTTGTTTGCATCCATCCATGTTTCGGCATCCATGAGGTGCGAGAGTTTGGCACGGGAAAGCCCCGTCTTGATCTCATAGGCATTGATGATGGAATCCTTCACGCTTGAGAGCATCTCGATGGCTTTCTGCATCTCGTCCGAATTGCCGAATGCCGCCGTCATGGGGTTGTGGATCATGAGCATGGACACGGGAGATACCAGCACCTTCGTGCCTGCCATAGCGATGACGGACGCTGCGGATGCGGCAATGCCATCGATTTTCACGGTCACATCACCCTTGTAGTCCATGAGCATATTGTAGATTTGCGCTGCAGCCACGCAGTCGCCGCCGGGGCTGTTGATCCACACGGTGATGTTGCCGCTGCCGGACATGAGCTCGTCTTTGAAAAGCTGCGGGGTGACATCATCGTCAAACCAGCTTTCCTCTGCGATGGTTCCGTTCAGGAACAGGGTTCTTTCCTGTGTCTGTTCCTGCGTCTCCGAGTTCGTCACCGTTCGGCTCTTCCAATTCCAAAATTTCTTCATCGGTTTTTTCCTCCTTTCCGTCATCGGTGGATGTATCTGCAAAAGCACCCGCATTCTTCAGCGGGAGCATATTGCCGTTAATGAGGTACAAGTCGCCGCCGTCCTCCTCCGGGATACGGTCGAGATTTTCAAGCTCCCGGATGTCGTTTGCGGACATCCAGCCGTTCTGGCGGCCGATGGCGTACCCGTTCATGCGGCTCTGGTAGTCGCCGCGCAGCAGACCTTCCAGATTGAACTTCACGAAACACACCGCTTTTTCGTCCCGCGAGAGGAGCGACCGCTGGATTGACTGCTCCCAGCGGATGACCCAGGGATCAAGGGTGTATTTCACGAACTCCAAGGACTGCTGCTCAATATTAGAAAAGCTCGACTTTTCCAGGTCGCCGACCATGTGGGGCGGCACTCGGAAAATGCGAGCGATCTCATTGATTTGGAATTTTCGTGTTTCGAGGAACTGCGCCTGCTCCGGCGAGATGCCGATGGGCGTGTATTTCATGCCTTCTTCCAACACGGCAATCTTATTGGCATTGCCGCTGCCGCCGAAGGTGGACTGCCAGCTCTCCCGCACGCGCTGCGGGTCTTTGATCGTGCCGGGGTGTTCCAGCACACCGCCCGGTGCGGCACCATTGGCGAAGAACTTTGCACCATACTCCTCACAGGCAATAGCCATGCCGATGGCGTTCTTTGCCATAGCGATGGGGCTGTAGCCAACCAAGCCATCGAAGCCGAGTCCGGGGATATGCAGCACATCCGAGGGCTGAAGCGTTACGGCGAACTCCTTGTTCTTGATAGCCTCGTCTGTGCCACGGTAATAGGTGTAGTACAGGCGACCATCCTCGTCTCTGTCCACCGACATCTTGTTCGGCATCAAAGGGTACAGGGCAACGATCTCGTTCTTTCCGTTTCGGATGATCTGCGCATAGGCATTACCCCAGAGGAGCAGATGTGTCATGAGTGTTTCCCGGAACACGAAAGAACTCATCTCCGGGTTCGGCTCATCGTGGAGCAAGCGGTAGAGCGGATGGTCGAGCGCCATTGCTTTGCCGCCGCTTTCCGTGTATTTGTAGAGGTGTAGCGGCAGTCCTGCGACAGCTTCCGATAGGATGCGAACGCAGGAATACACGGCGGTCATCTGCATGGCGGAGCGTTCCGTCACCGTTTTGCCGGAGGTAGTACCACCCATGAAAAAGGCATAGCCACTTCCTGCCGTGCGGTTTTGAGGCTTGTCCCTGGATTTGAACAGCCCTGAAAAGATACCCATATAAACTCTCCCTTCATATAAATAAAAGACCTCGACTGTCATAAACAGACTCGGCCTTGTCGTTTCCACAGCGTATAGCTCTGTCAAGTGCCATGATCGTTGCCACGGCGCCATCGATTTTCTCTGTGGATTTTTCCTTGTCCGGCTTGATGTTTCCGGCAGGGTCGGTGCGGATGAAAATGTTGTCCATCATCCAGCGGAGGACAGGATGCCCGCCGTGGGCAATGCGCTGTTCCAGCACCAGCTTCATCAGCTCCTTGGTGGGCGGAGACATATCCTTAAAGCCCTGTCCAAAAGGAACGACCGTGAAGCCCATGCCCTCAAGGTTCTGCACCATCTGCACAGCTCCCCAACGGTCAAAGGCGATTTCACGGATATTGAAACGCTCACCCAGGCTTTCGATGAACTTCTCGATGTAGCCGTAGTGAACGACATTGCCCTCGGTGGTCTGCAAAAAGCCCTGCCGTTCCCACACATCGTATGGCACATGGTCACGCCGGACTCGAAGGTCGAGGTTGTCCTCCGGTATCCAGAAGTACGGCAGGATGATGTACTTGTCGTCCTCGTCTTCCGGTAGAAACACCAGGACGAATGCTGTAATATCCGTTGTGGAGGACAAGTCCAGACCGCCGTAGCAGACACGGCCTTCCAGATCGTCCTCGCTGACGGCAAACTCGCATTTATCCCACTTGTCCATGGGCATCCAGCGAACCGCCTGTTTGACCCATTGGTTGAGTCTCAGCTGCCGGAAGGAGTTCTCCTCGCCGGGGTTCTGCTTTGCCGACTCGCAGGCGTCCTTGACCTTGTCAATGCCGACCGTGATGCCGAGGGATGGATTGGCTTTCTTCCAGACTTTCGGGTCCGTCCAATCGTCCGATTCCTCCGCACCGTAGATGACCGGGTAGAAGGTGTGGTCGATTTTGCGACCCTCGATAATGTCCTTTGCCTTCTGGTGGATCTCATAGCAGATGGACTTTGTGTCGTTGCCTGCCGTGGTGATAAGGAAATACAGCGGCTGCATACGGGCGTCACCGGAGCCTTTGGTCATAACATCAAAGAGCTTGCGGTTGGGCTGGGTATGCAGTTCATCGAACACCACACCGTGTGTATTGAAGCCGTGTTTGTTGCCGACATCGGCAGAGAGTACCTGGTAGATACTGCCCGTTGGCTGATAAATGAGCCGCTTCTGGGAATCCAGTATCTTGACCCGCTTGGAGAGTGCCGGACACATTCGCACCATGTCTGCCGCCACATTGAAAACGATAGATGCTTGCTGACGGTCAGCGGCGCAGCCGTACACTTCGGCTCGTTCCTCTCCGTCACCGCAGGTAAGCAGAAGTGCCACCGCAGCCGCAAGCTCGGATTTGCCTTGCTTCTTGGGGATCTCGATGTATGCTGTGTTGAACTGGCGATACCCGTTGGGCTTGAGGACACCGAAAATGTCCCGAATGATCTGCTCCTGCCAGTCGATAAGCTCGAAGGGCTGTCTCGCCCAGGTACCCTTGGTGTGGCAGAGGCTCTCAATAAACATGACGGCATAATCGGCGGCATCTGCATCGTAGCGGGAGGTTTTCTCCATGAACCTTGTCGGCTTGTAGTTTTTCAGTTTTCTCGTAGATGCCACCTCCTGGGCATAAAAAATACAGCCCTACGGCTGTTTCGGAATATACAAGAGAAAGAGCCTCTCGGCTCAGTCCCTTTATGGAATTGTTGGGTTACCAGTTCTCGCTGTGGAGCAGAAGCTCCAGCGCAAGCTGCGTGTTCTCATCGGCGGGTTCTATGTCCCAACCTCTGTCGTAGTTGCAGACGGTTTTGCCGTCCCGCTTGAGCATGAGCTTGGAAATGCGTCCGCCGTCGATACCCCACTCGGAGCCTTTGTCGTACTGCTTCATCCAGTAGTGAAAAACCTCACCGTTAACTCTGATGCTGCCTTCTTTCCACATAACCGTGTACCTCCTTTTGTTTTGTTGTGAGTGTATATTACCGTCATGTTCGGAATATATCCAGTCATTTTGGAGGCATATAGTACACGATTATTCGGAGTAAAAACTGTGTATTTTACAGCGTTATTCCGGCTGGTGGCAGCGGTGAATGGAGGCGATGATCTGCTCCTGCTCATCCGGCTTTACGCCGATGGAATCGAGCGCCTCCCGTGTGCCACAGTCCGGGCAGATGAGTGTTTCGTTGTCGAGCCTTGAAAGAGCCGGATGCTCCCGGTAGGCTTGCCCGCACCTGGGACAGACCGATATTCGGATGATTTTATTTTCCCTCATGATGTTCCTCCCCACATTTGAGATAAGCGTCTATCAGCACCACCCAGTCAAAGCCGAAATCGTCGTAGCCCTGGATGCAGGTCTGCATATAAGGAACGGATGGAATGCCGATGGGCCTGTCCTCGTGCATGATGTACACGAATACCCGGCGCTTACGGATTTTGCCCGTGCGGATACCCTTGATTGGTAGGGTCAACTCCTTCTTGTAATAGAAGTTCGGGAAGCCCTCGTAACGGTCCAGGGCTTTTTCATCCTCTGCGGTGACTTCCCATACAGCAACAGGAACTGAGACGCCGGACTTCTTTTCCACCGTAAGGTAAGAGCCTGTTTTGCTGCCCTTGAAAAGCAGTTCGTAATCCTTAAGAACCGATGTGCCGATGATCCGTGCCGACGGGCAGCGCATCCGCATCTGGCGGATATTGAGGTTGCTGCCGTAGGCGATGTAATAGCGTTTTTCCATAAAAAATACTCCTTTCCGAAGTTGCCTTCTACCACCGAAAGCCCGCCATCAGCGGGTTCGGGGGCCTCTGGGCTGCGTCCTTCAAGCGGCTGCTCTGCCGCTGCGGAAGGCTGCGTCCCCGTCAAGGCGCTTCGTTAGGAGCTCTCTTGCGGTCTTGAACTCCTCGCCGATAAAGCCAAGGCGAAGGAGCCAAGTGCGCATTGCGTATTTAGGATTCTCGTTTTGCTGGGGCTTGGGGCTTGCGGTTCTGACCGTCTTTGCCATCTGGCTCAGGGCGAGGCACAGCTGAATGTAGCTCTTAAGCTGTCCGGCGTGGAGCCCGTTCTGCTTGCCGTCCGCAGGGGCATCGAACTGGAAGAGCCGGAACTCGACCGTTCCCTTGGTGAAGGTGGCGTGGAGGTTCAGCATATGGTAGCGGCTGTCGTTGTAGTGCTGGCTTCTGCCGTAGTCGGCGTTCTGGCTACCGTACCAAATATCAGCCAAGGCTGCCATGGTGGTGGGTTTTCTGTTGTTCAGCCGTTCCAGGAATCTGGGGTCAACCGTGCGGCAGTAGCGGCTGATGCGGCCTCTGTCGAGGTTCAGTGCGCTTGCCAGGAGGTCTTCGTGGCTTGCCATGATGTTTGCGAGGTTTCGGAGCGTTTGGGGCGTGTGCCCCTTGGCGCCGATGTGGATGTGAACACCGCAGCCTCTTGTGGCATCACTTTTTGCTCCAGCTTTGCGCAGGTGGCGAATCAGCTCCTGCAAGGTTTCCATGTCAGCGTAGGTGAGGATCGGCGTGACCATCTCGCATTTTTCGCTGTCCGGTCCTGCGATGCTGACGTCCTTCTGGAATTTCCACTCGCGTCCGCGCTCATCCCAAGCCGACCAGGTGCAGTAGCCGTTGCGGCAAGCGGTGTTCTCGTACCGTCCGGTACCGAAGAAGGTGGCTGCCAGCCTTGCGGCCTTCTCTCTGGTGATGCTGTTCATTTCGACCTCGACCCCGATGGTCTGCTTCTTCATTTCGGCTACCTGGTTTTCTGTTCTCTGGCTCATGTTTGTGACCTCCGTTTTGGTTCGTTTTCCCTTTTGGTAGTCACATATTACCTCTGAAAGCACACTATATCCAGTTATATCTGAGCCATAAACTACACGATCTTGTGGTCTGCAAACTGTGTATATTACAGCAGTTTACGGCAGATGTCCTCACCATATGCCACGCTCAGACCGGAGCCGTTATCCCAGGCAACCATGATGGAACCGATATCGTCGACACCACGCACGGTGCCTTTTGTGCCAATAGGCGGTGCCTGGGGATCATCCATCCGAACAAGCTCTACACGGCTGCCGACCGGATATTCATTGCGGATACGCTCGACAGTCTCTTTACTCGGAAATCTCATGCTGCGCACCTCCGTTTCTGAAAGCCGAAGAGCCGGACAGGTTCTTCAGCAGGATTTTTCGAGCGGTTTTGTATTCCGCGCCGATGAAGCCGAGCCGCAGGAGAAAGCAGCGGAATGCATATTTCTCGTTGTCGGTGTGCTTTTCGGCGGCGCTGACACGCTTCTGATTCCGTGCCATTTCGCACAACTTGCAGATGAAGGTGTCGTAGGCGTTCATCTCATCCGGGGTGGGAGTTGCCGGGAACCAAGGGAAGGATACCTTCGTGTCCGTGATTTCCAGTGGCAGGTCAGCGACTCCGAGGGCTTTCTTGATAAGACTGCCCTTGGCGGCGATGAGTGCCTTGAGGTTCTCCAGATTGCTGTCTGTGAACAGGCTCTTCGGCATGGAAATGCAGACGGCGCAAGGCTCGTCCCCATCGTCGGTGTGGCTCAGGTCGATGTCAAAGCCCTCATCGTAGATGTGCTGAAGCAGCCGCTCAATGACCTCGCTGTCGGCACGGTCATCAAAGGAAAGGCTGCCGTTTCGGTCGATGGTGAAGTAGTCCACCTCATAGTTGAATGTGGGCGCACCGCAGTACTTTGCGGGGACACCGAGCCAGTCGGAGATAGTCTGCACAAGCCGCTTGCGCTCCGCACCCTGGGCATTGATTGTGATCGTCATGTTCGTGACCTCCTTGTTTTATGGTAGTCACATATTACCGTCAGGTTCGGTATATATCCAGTTATATCTTCACATTTCCGGTGTAGATTATGTCGGCGTATTATCGTTGCCGGACTGTGCATACCACACGATCCCGCAGAGCACGAACCATACGCACGGGAGCGCCACGCCGTTGCCCCACATCTTATATTCCGCACTGTCTGAGTACGGGTCTTTCAGCCACTTTGCGACCTGTTTGTCGGACTTCATTTTGCAGCCGGTCACTTCGGAGTAGGTCTTGAATACCTTGTGCCAAAAGTACATCTCCTCATCGGACGGTTTTTCCGTACCGAGGTCGGCACACCAGTTGTCCGGGAAACCTTGAAGTCTGGCACATTCGGTGGGCGTCAAACGCCGGACGGTGTATCCGCTTTGGATAGCGCCCGGTCCTTTGGCTACCAGTGTCGGCTGAAGCTCCTCTTCAAAGGTCGGAGCGAATTTGGCGTTCTGCCCCTGGTTGAAGGTGTCTCTGCCGATGCCGTAGCAAACGGCGGTCGGGTCTTTGTAGTCCCGTGCGAGGACGGTCGGTGCTTTTTCCTTGGAAACCTGGGTGAAGCTGCCCGTTGTCATACTGTACACGGCATGGCGGTCTACGGTATTAAGGGTAAAGCTGACATCCTCGTTGATGCCATCGCCCTGGGGACCGTTTTTGTCCTCACGGCCGATCATAGAGCCTTGCAGCACAAAGGTCTGCTGTTTTGTCCCGGCATTGGCACACACCACAGCGGAGCGGTCGCCCAGGTCACGAACCTCATCACGCTGATTCTGCGTGAAAGCGACCACGGCAATGCCGCCCTGATTGCAGGAGGGATTGCCGCCGTTACCGTCAAGCGTCCGTGCGGTTTCCGCTTCGTAGATTCCGCTGTGGGGATTATCCGACTTCATGGCGTTGGAGTCCTTGGAGGAGATGCCGAAGGGCTGAAGGACGCAGGTGAAGTTGTCCTTGTCCGGCATCCGCTGATTTCCACCTGCGTTCTGCTTGGTGAGGGTCGGAGAAATATGCCCACCGTCCCAGCTGCAAGGTTCAAACAATGTCTGGTCATTGTTGCAGGACAGGGTCGCGGACTTGTTTTCCTGGATGAGCGGACCCTTGCCGCCGCCTTCGCAGCCGGAGCGGATCTTCATCGTGTACGGCGCATCATCCGAAACCACAAACGGCTGGTTGTTGCCGCCCATTCCGTAGGTGGAACTGACCGTGGGAGCAACATCCAACGGACCGGTGTATCTCGTGTCCTGCGAGTGGTTTTCATAGACCGCCGCAGGAATGACACCCGCCCGAAGGGTCGGAGAGCATTCTTCCTCATAGCCGATGGTGCGGCTTTTTGCGGAATGCTCAGTGCAGAAGCCTGCCGACTCCATGACACAGGGCGGATGCCCGTGATTTTCCGCTCGGAGCGTTGCCGCAACATCTTCGGAAACTTCTATGCGGTCGCCGCCCTGGTCGTTCAGCACGATGCCGTTGCGGCCGGTACTCATTCCGCAGTTCACACCGAGTGTGGCGGAAGTGTCGTCCGTCAGACTGCCGTTGTACCCGTCGAAGCCTGTCGCTCCAGCGCAAGGCGTAAAACTTCCGGCAGCTCTTTGCCACGAGCGGAAGCCCTCCGCAGAATACCCAGACAAGCCTTCTGACTCAAATAGTATTTTTCCAGCACTTCTGCCTGCAAGATCTGCGACAAGGTAGATGCGGCGTCTTCGCTGGGGAACTCCCCAGTATTGTGCGTCAAGAGTTCTGTACGCAACACTCCATCCGTCTCCCATGTAAAGGTCGGCGTAGGGCCATCGTGCCTTTTCAGGCATAGGCACCTGGGCATTCGGCTCGACGATGCCGATGACCGCTTCGAGGACGGCTTTGAAGTCCTCGCCCTTGTTCGAGGAGAAGGCACCGGGAACATTCTCCCAGCAGATCCATCTCGGATATTTGCCATCGGTGGCACACCTCATTTCTTTGATGATTCGGACGGCTTCATAGAAAAGGCTGGAACGGGAACCGTCCAGACCGTCCCTTCGACCGGCGATGCTCATGTCCTGGCACGGGCTGCCGAAGGTGATGATGTCCACGGGTTCGATCCTGCCGCCGTCCATAGCGGAGATGTTCCCGTAGTGCTTCATAAAAGGCAGGCGCTTGGTGGTCACCCGAATGGGAAACGGCTCGATCTCCGAAGCCCACACGGGAGTGATACCGGCAAGCAGTCCCCCCAATGGAAAGCCCCCGGAGCCGTCAAACAGGCTTCCGAGGGTCAAAGTCTTATTCGTCATGGGGCGCTACCTCACTAAACTTGTATTCTTTCCCATCCCGCAGAACGCTGACCTTCTCATCCGTGCCGACCTGCTCGATGTATCTGCGGACAATGACATCGCAGAACTTCTCGTCCAGTTCGATGGTGCAGCAGATGCGGTCGGTCTGCTCACAGGCAATAAGCGTGGAGCCGGACCCGCCGAAGGGGTCAAGTACCACACTGTTTGCCATAGAGCTGTTCTGAATAGGATAGGCCAGCAGCGGGATGGGCTTCATGGTGGGATGGTCGCCGTTTTTCTTGGGTTTGTCGAACTCCCAGATGGTGGACTCTTTCCGCCCGGTGTACCACTGGTGCTTGCCTTTCTTCTTCCAACCGTAAAGGCACGGTTCATGCTGCCACTGGTACGGTGAGCGGCCGAGCACCAACGACTGCTTCTTCCAGATACAGCAGCCGGAGAGGTAGAACCCTGCGGCATCAAACGCCTTGCGGAAGTTCAGTCCTTCGGTGTCGGCGTGGAATACATAGATGGACGCATCGTCCGCCATGATCTTCTCCATATTGGAAAAGGCATCGAAGAGGAAGTCGAAAAACTTCTCCGATGCCATGTTGTCGTTTTTGATTTTCCCGGCGCTGCCCTCGTAGTTCACATTGTAGGGCGGGTCGGTAATAACGAGGTTCGCCTTGCGGCCGTCCATGAGTGCGGTGTAGGTTTCCTCTTTTGTACTGTCGCCGCAGATGAGTCTGTGTCTGCCAAGTGTCCATACATCGCCCGGTTTTGAAAAGGTTGGCTTTTGCAGTTCGGCATCCACATCAAAGTCATCCTCTTCGGCTTCGATGCCGTCATCAAAAAGTTTTGATAATTCTTTTTCGTCAAAGCCGGTGAGGAGCGGGTCAAAGTCCAACGCCTGCAAAGACTCGATCTCCACACGCAGGAGTTCTTCATCCCAGCCTGCGTCCATCGCCATACGGTTGTCGGCAATGATGTAGGCTTTTTTCTGGGCTTCCGTAAGGTGGTCGGCAAAGACGCACGGTACTTCGGTGATGCCTTCCTCCTTGGCGGCAAGAATACGACCGTGACCGGCAATAACGCCATAGTCACGGTCGATGATGACAGGATTGATAAAACCGAACTCACGGAGCGAGGAGCGGAGCTTATTGATCTGCTCCGGGCTGTGTGTCCGGGCGTTGTTGACATACGGCACCAGCTTTGTAATGGGAACGAGCTGCATCTCGGTTGTTGTTTTCATCAGACCAGCCCCCATTCCGCAAACTTCTCGAAGCCGCCGAGGTCGGAGATGTATTTTCGAGCAGTTTCGACAATTTCCTCATACGGTTTACCATCCACGGCATCGTCCCCAATAGCGCAGCAGAGCGTCACGGGCTTGCCGATTTTCTGCGCTTTGAGGAAAGCGTAGATATTGACGGACACATCCGCCTTGGACAGATCCTTGCCATGCAGACCGCCGCCCGTCACCGAGTCAGCCATATCCGAACCGAGCTTACGGTTGGCAGCACCAGTGTCCACATCGGTGCCGCCCGTCCAGTCGCCGAGCGGGTTGATTTCCGCATCGGGATACTGCTTTCGGAGCGTATCCGAAGGCGCATTGCTCTGACAGAGAATGAGCCGGTCGCCGTCCAGGATATACTTGCCGTCATAAGGATACACGGAGAAAATGCGTTGTGCGATCTGGGACAGCGTTTTCTGCTCTTCGGTCACGGGCGTTCCTTTGAAGATGCCGTTATCGCCGCAGCGGACGCCGTCTGCCTGGTTGTCGGCGAGGTGACCGTCCTGCGGCACTTCTACATAGTCCACGGCGAGATTACCAGCAATGCGGTGGACGGTAGCGGTGACACCCGCCTTGTCCAGAGAAACAGAAGTTTCCGCAATGATGTGGCACACACCGTGGCCGATGAGGACTTCAACAGCGATGCGGGGATTTTCTGCTTTCTTGTATGCCAGGTCAACGAGCGCACCGGCAATTCTGTCTGCCACCTTATCCGGGTGGCACGGATTTACTTTTTCAAACATGGTGTTACCCCTTTCTCGCACGGAGCAGGCGTTCCATAAGGTCATCCTGCGGCGTAGACTCGCCGTATTCCGTGCTGCAGTTTTCTTTCACGATCTGGAAGATCTCATTCCAGAGCCGAACCGCCTGGTTCATGTAGTTGATGCCGATGTTAATAAACGGAGACGGGATCGGCTTTCCCGTGGTGGGGTGCTTGGAGAGGAAACCCATGCGGTTGGTCATTTCCTCGCACTGCACCCAGCGGGCGGAACACATGGCGTAGCGCTCCAAGAGCTGCGGCGACACCTTTGCGGCACAGCCGATGCCTTTGAGCCACTGCCAGGTTTCCGTGTAAATTTCCTGCGCCTGCAGGACGCTGCCGTCCCTCTGCTCGGCGGAAAGAAAATCATGGGGCTTCGGCATGACAACACCCTCGACTTCGGGAATATCCAGCACTTCAAGTTTTCTGCCGCCGGGATTCCCGTTTTCGGCCTTGTCCTTGACTGCGGATTTCTTCCTTCCCGCACCGGGTCTTGCACCGCCGCGCCCGCCTGTGTTATTCGATTTTGTGGGCATCCGAGTTCACCTCCCTTAATTACCCTTTTGATTTCGCCTTTTTCGCGCACGTGACCCCGGGCCGTTGCCCGACCGAAAAGGTCCCGGAGATTTTCATCCCCCTACCGGTCGCCGAGGTCGTGGTGGATCTTGGTGTGGCAGGACTGACAAAGGCTCATGAGGTTGTCCCTTGCGTGAGTACCGCCTTTGGAAACGGGCAGAATGTGGTGAACTTCCTGTACCGGAGTCAGCCGACCTTCTTTGAGGCACATCTCACAGAGAGGATGCTCTGCCGCATAGCGGTCACGAATGCGTTTCCACGCTCTGCCGTACTTGCGGTTGACATCGGAGCTGCGCTCGTATTTGTCGTACCTGCGGCGTTCCTCCACACGGTGCTGTTCACAAAACTGTCCTTCACAGAGGTTGGGGCAGCCGGGATGAGAGCAGGGTCGCAACGGTTTCTTCGGCATCGTTTCACCTCCTTGGGCATAAGAAAAGCCCCACGGGATTGCTCCCATGAGGCTGTCCTCGATTCTTTTTCGCTGATTATATCATATCATAATGTCGAGGTGGGCATCTACCGACAAAGGCGGGTATTTCCGGCGTCTTTCAGATCCGAATCGGATCGGTGGGTAAAACCACTGCCGAAAGAGCTGCCTTATGCCATCTGCGAATGGTGCTTTCATCTGCGTTCAACTCTCCGCCGATCTGCTCCCAGGTCATGTTGTGGATGTAGCGGTAGCGGAGAACCATGCGCTCGTTGACATTGGCAACGGTGTCCACAGTCGTGCGGATCTGCCGTTTCAAGTCAACGAGGGTGTCAATCTCACTGTTGACCACTTTTTCAAGATCTATGATCTTTTCCAGGCACCGCACGAATGGAGCATCCGTGTTGCGAGAGGTCTGCACTTTCTCCTCCCAGGACGGAGAGGAGATACCGCAGGCCATTTCCCGCAGGCGGGTGATCTCCGCAATGTTGGAATCGATACGCTGGTCGAGGCGGTATGCCTGACTGAGATATTCCTTTGCCGTCATACGCCGTACACCTCCCGGTGGAGTTTTTCAATCAGCACCTCACCGTCCAGAGAAGTAAGCGTCTGAAACCAGCCGGAGCGGAAGAACCGCTCACAATCCTTTTTGACGGATTCGGCATCTTTGTCCCAGGGGTATTTCTTCAAACGGCGCAGCGCACGGCGATGGTCTTTCGCTGCCGCCAGAATAATAGCGTTTGCGAGGTTCGTATAACAGGTTTCCATTCTCATCCCTCCAAGTTGGCCTTGACCGCATCGATGAGTGCGGTCTGGGTCTTTTCTTTTTTACGGAGCGCAGTCATGATGCGCTCGTCGATGGTGTCTTTGACAATAATGTGGTGAATGACCACGGTATCGGCGGTCTGTCCCTGTCGCCACAGTCGGGCGTTGGTCTGCTGGTAAAGCTCCAGCGACCAGGTCAGCCCAAACCATACGAGAGTGGAGCCGCCTGCCTGCAGGTTCAGCCCATGACCGGCAGAAGCCGGGTGGATGAGTGCCACGGGCAGCTCACCGCTGTTCCATCTGCGGATGCTGTCGGAATCGTCCAGCAGACTGAACGGGATGTGTCGTTTGTGGAGCCGCTCGGAGATGCGCTCCAGGTCGTGCTTGAACCAGTACGCCACAAGGACGGTTTTCCCATTTGCGGCTTCGATGAGATCCTCCAGCATATCCAGCTTGCGGTCGTGTATCTGAAACACACGCTTGTCCTCTCCGTAGACTGCTCCGTTTGCCATCTGGGAGAGCTTATTCGCAAGTGCTGCGGCGTTCCCGGCATCGATTTCTTCGCCTTTCAGCGAGATAACCAGGTCTTGTTTCATGGCATCGTAGGCTTTGCGCTCTTTTTTGGATAGCATCACAATGGCGTCATTATGAACGCACTCCGGCATATCCAAATGGTCGATGGCTTTCATGGAGATGGTGATGTCGGAGATGGCATCATAGATCTGTTCCTCCGCACCGGGCAGCGGCTTGTAGCTGAACACCACCTGTCCGTTGCGCTTGTCCGGGCGGAAGAAGGTGTTGCGGTAATGGGTGATGAACCGACCGAGCCGCTTGCCCATATCGAGGATGCGAAACTCCGCCCACAGATCCATAAGACCGTTGCTGCTTGGCGTGCCGGTCAGGCCCACGATGCGCTTGATGCCGGGACGGACTTTCAGAAGAGTTCTGAACCGCTTTGCCTGATAGCTCTTGAAGGAGGACAGCTCATCGATGACCACCATGTCGTAGTCGAAAGGGATGCCGCTCTCCTCAATGAGCCACTGGACATTCTCCCGGTTGATGATGTACACGCTGACCCGCTGCCGGAGTGCCGCCTTTCGCTCTCCTTCTGTACCGACAGCCACCGAGTAGGTCAGCCCATGCAGATGATCCCACTTGTGGATTTCCGCAGGCCATGTATCTCTGGCGACACGCAGCGGAGCGATGACCAGCACCTTGCGAACCAGAAAACTGTCGAGGCAAAGGTCGAAGATGGCGGAAAGCGTGATGATGCTCTTACCAAGACCCATGTCGAGGAATACAGCGGAGATTGGATGCTCCAGGATGAAGTTCGTGGCATACGCCTGGTAGTCATGCGCCTTGTATTTCACTGAGTATCCCTCCAATCTGTTCGGGGCTATCGATGCAGTACACCGAAAAGCCGAGTGCTTCCAACTGCCTTTTTCGCCTTACTTGCAGAGGGCGGAGTGTTTTGCTCGGTGCTTTCAACTCAATGAAGGCGATTCTGCCGCCGGGCAGGAGTACCAGACGGTCCGGTACTCCATCAAGACCGGGGCTTGTAAACTTCGGTGCAAGACCGCCTTTTGTGCGTACAGCCTGCACCAGCTTTGCTTCTATCTTTTTCTCACGCATAATGACCTCCTGTGTTCTCAAAACCCGAAAAGTCCTTTACGTGCGCAAATGCGGGTATTGCGTGCTTGTTGCTCTTTATTCCTTCTTCTTTCGATATATAAGAAAGGTTAGGAACACAGGAACAAGACCGCCTGTTTTCTTTGGTACTTATGGGGCCGCCGCCGTTCCCATGAGGTGTTCCTATAAATGTGCCGAGCGGATATGCTTCTCCCCGGAACCTGTTCCGAAGGATGTCGGGTACAGTCATTTTCATTAGGAACACTCCTTGGGAACAAAGACGTACTGCGGACCGTAAAGCGGGATACGCACCTTGCTGTCCAGCCGCTTCCAGCCAAGACGGGCAAGGATGGCGGTCAGCTCGTTGCTGTCCGTTCTGCGGATATTGGCACGTTCCTTGCCGAAGCACTCGCACCAAATCTCCATGTTGGACACCTGGGTGCGCTTGACCGTACCATGCTTTTGGGTATCGCCGAAGTCGCTGCCTGTGAGGAAGTTGCGGCGCTCGAAGATGTCCATGCCGTCCCAATCCTCCGGGAGCAGGGTGTCGAGATACAGCCGGACAAGCCCTTCACGCTCGTCGGACTCCATCGCCTCCCGCTGTTCAGCCTTGGACAGTGCTTCCAACTCGGCACTCAGATAGAGCTTCTCGCCCTGCTTCACATACACCAGCGTTTCCGCCCAGATCTGGCAGATCAGATCCGGGGTCAGATCCCAGGAGTGCTTGATGCCCGTACCAGGCGTCTTGACCGGCCAGAAGCGGCGGTTTCCGGTGGTGTCCCGCAGATAGCCGGACTCGGCGTTGGTGGTGCCGAAGAACACGCACTGGCGCAGATGCGGCGTCGCCCGTTTGCCGAATGCCGCACGGTAAATGTCGTTCTGACGGGAGAGGAAGGAACGCAGCGTTTCCACCTCGGCCTTCTTCAGACCTGCCAGTTCGCCGATCTCCAAAATCCAGTACCCCTGCAATTTCTCTGCAGCGGTCTTGTCCTTGGTGTCGCCCAGGTTCAGACTGTCCGAAAACCACTCTCCGGCCAGCTTGGCGATAAGGGTGCTTTTACCGACACCCTGGGGACCGTTCAGCACCAGCATGGAGTCAAATTTGCAGCCGGGATACAGCACACGCTTGATGGCGGCGCAGAGCGTTTTCCGGGTGACGGCACGGACATATTCGTTGTCGTCGGCACCGAGGTAGTCGATGAGCAGCGTGTCCACACGGGGAACCTTGTCCCACTCCGGCAGATTTTCAATGAACTCCCGAATGGGATGGTAGGAGCGGTCGTCCGTGACCTTCGCCACGGCGATGTCATAGTTTCTTGCAGAAAAGGTGCCGTAGTGGGAATCCACATAGCTGATAAGCTGGGCATCATCCGCATCCCGCCAGAATTTCGAGGGGTGCCGCCAAGGCACATCGCCCTTGATCTCCATGCCGTCCAGAAGCTGATTGAACACCAGCGGTTTCAGAAGCGGGTCGTTCATGAGGATTACGGTGAGGTTCTGCAGCGTGTTTTTTACCTTGCCGGCCTTGTCCAGCTCCAAGGCTTTCTGCCAGTCCTCGTCGGAGAATTCTTCGCTTGCCTGGGCTTTGCGCTCCTCGGCAAAGACCGCTTTGACTTTCTCGTCCTTGAGGGCAAAATCCGACATTGCCTGGAAGGACGGCAGCTTGCTGGGTGCGGTATCCGGGGCGCACTTATCGTCCAGGTCACGGAAACGGTGCAGGCGCACCAGGTCAAAAGCATTCAGCAGCCGACCGCAGACCGGATCTGTGGCATGGTGGCTGTATGCGAACTTGCCGTCGTAGACGATGACACCGGCAGACGAATCGGCGGGGATATAGTCGTAACGGCCGTTCATCGCAGACGGCGCATACACTTCCGAGAGAAAGGTGTCGATGGCTTCCTCCACGGTATAGGCACGGCAGAAGGCACCCACCACACCCGGCTTTGTCAGCGGGTCAGCTTGCTGGGCGATGCTGTGCTGCACCACCTCGGACTGGCGGCTGGAAACCGGCCAAGTGGAGGCGTCGTGCCAATCATCGTAGTGTGAAAGGTACTCATCCGGGTCAAGCTCTGCGCCGTCCTGAACCTTGTAGAAAAATTCGCCGTTTGAGGAGGTGGAAGGCCAGTACATGAGCCGGGATGCCTCGTAAGTGGTATCGTCAAAGAGGTCGATACCGATCTCCTTTGCCACCATGCGGGCGACTGCCGGATATTCCTCCTCACTGATTTCCCGCTTCAGCGGAATGAGCAAACGAAGGCGGGGATGCTCCGGCGTGTGTTTATGGGTGGAATAGACGCAGCACTTGAAATCGTGGAACAGCGTAATTTCATCCCAGATATCCGGGGTGCCGTAGTCCATATCCAGCGTGAGCAGAGAGCGGCACAGCACCATGCCGTTTTTGCGGCGACCTTCCCGGAGATGCCCTCCGACAAAACCGCCCACATCCTTGATGCCGTCCTGCTGACCCTTTTTCAGCTTGCGGTATTCTTCGACCGTTTCGGTGGTGCGGATGGTGCTGCCGCAGCGGGCGCAGAGATCCGCCCAGGAGATGTCCTGGTTCTTCCACTTTTTATCCATGCGGCTATTGCCGACTGCGATCTTCATCTGTGTACCTCCTCACAGTTTTCGGTAAAGTAACGGATAAGCTGACCTTTTCGTTTTGCTTTCTCGATCTCAATGCTCATGCCGCTGGTGATTTTCTCTCCGAATACCCACAGCTCGGCACACTTGGAGAGCAGAACGATGTCCATGAATAGTGCCAGGTCACGCTCCTTGCGGTCATTGTCGTTCATGAATTGGGTGAAATAGATGTGCGGCGCGATGGGTACGCACCCAGCTTCCACGGCGAAGCGGCAGTAAGTACGGACGTTCTCCTGGTTTTTCACCAAATCCCCGGCCAGCGGAGAGCAGATATACACCACAGGACGAAAGGCTCGAAGTGCCTTGGCTTCCTGCTCGATCTTCGTCAGTGCCTCATACGCCGTAGGGTCGTAGTAGCCTTCAGAATTGCGCATATTAACGCCCATCATCGACACCGCCTTTCTTTCCGCCGTAGTAGGTGTCGATGAGATCCTGACGATCCAATGCGATCAATCGATCCATGACGGCCTTTTTCTCTTTTTCATTCTGTTCGGCAGTCTTGAAGAACGGACACGTTTTGTTGCCAAAATCACTGGTTCTCAAAGCGCGGCAGAAACCTTCTTTATTACTGGCACAGCGATGGTGGGGACAAACAATGTTCTTTCCCTGCCGCCTGTTTTCACGCTGGCGTTCACGATTTTTCATAGGGTTAACCTCCTAATCCTTTTTATAAAAATCGCAGACATAGCCGTCTGCTCGGAGCAGCAGCCCCGATGCCCAAGTGGGCGTTTGCCCCATGACGGAGCAGATATTCTCCAAAGAAGTATCCGGCGGTGCTTCGATGACCGCTTCATCATGGACGTGCATGACGATGCGGTACCCAGCAGCATTCAGCCGGAGCATGGCTTCCGCAAGAATATCCCTTGCCGTTGCCTGGACGATGTTCTCCACGAACTTGGGTCCGTAGCTTTCCAGCCGCAGCCACTTTTTCTGTTCGCCGACACCTTCATAGGTCACGGACTCATTGCCGAAGCGGTTCAGACCCATTTTCGGCTTCACATACACGAGCCGTCTGCCGGAAGGCAGCACCACGAACATCATGCCGCTCTGATAATAGAAGCGAATGCCGTGTGTTTCTGTGGCAGTTCGCTCTCGAACGCAGGTGGAAGCTGCTTTGTCCACATCCCACCAGAACTTTGTAATATGGGGGTTGGACAGACGCCAGGCATCCACCAGCGGTTTCAGTTCTTCTTCCTGTAAGCCGTAGTTCAGTGCGCCCATTGCTTTCAGCGCACCCACGGAGCCACCGTAGCCAAGAGCCAGCTCGGCAATTTTGCCTTTCTGCCGCAGATGCCCGTTCACACCGTGCTTTTCCACAGGCACATGGAACATCTGCGAAGCGGAAGCGCAGTAAATGTCGCCGCCCTTTGCAAAAACCTCCTGCCGCCAATGCTCCCCAGCGATCCATGCGATGACCCTCGCCTCGATGGCGGAGAAGTCTGCCACATAAAACCGGCAGCCGGGTTTCGGCACAAAGGCGGTGCGGATAAGCTCGGACAGTACCAGCGGCACGGAGTCATAGAGCATTTCCACGGCATCCGTATTGCCGCTGCGAACCAGTGCACGTGCGATATCCAGATCCGGCAGATGGTTCTGCGGTAGGTTCTGCACCTGGATGAGCCGACCGGCATAGCGGCCGGTGCGGTTGGCCCCGTAAAACTGGATAAGCCCTCTGGCACGGTCATCCGAGCCGACTACCGTCTGCATGGCGGTGTATTTCTTGACGCTGCTCTTTGCAAGTTCCTGTCGAAGGGAGAGGGCAAGCTCCACCTCGCCGTCCGCCTTTTCGAGCATATCTGCCACAGCGGCTTTGGAGAGTGAATCTGCCTCCACACCTTTTTCGGCAAGCCATGCTTTGAGCTGCACCGGACTGTTGGGGTTATCCAAGCCGGTCACCGAGCGGGCCTGCTCCATGTGCGTCCGCTTGAAGCGTTCATCGCAGCAAATCGCCTGGGTGACGAGGGTGCGGTCGAGCATGATGCCCCGGTCGTTGATCTGCTGGTCAAGGGTGTAGTTGCGCCACTCGGATTCCGTGACTGGAAACTTGGAGAGCTTCTGCTGAATGGACATTTCCGTTTCCACATCCCGAAGGTTGTAGGCTTTGAAAAGCGACCATTTCTCCGGCGCATCTGTCGGATAATGTCGAATGGGCGAACCGTCTCTTGCTTTTGCAGGAGTGCAGAAATACCGGATGAGGTCTTTGCCTTCTTTGAGCTTCTGCTTTTCCAGACCCAGCACGGCACCGACGCCTTCCAGCGAAAGCGGCAGTCCAAGGGTCGCCGCCCAGACCATCGTGCAGTGCCAGGAGGACGGGTCGAGATATTGTCCGGTTGGGTATCCAAGATAGCGGGACAGACACACACGCTCAAACTGTGCGTTGAATGCCCATTTGGTCACGGCAGGGTCGGTCAGCGCAGAGCGGACATCAGCAGGAATCGTTTCTCCGGCAGCCAGATCCACGACCTTCACCGGAGCACCGTCTGCTGAGTAGCCGAAAAGCAGTACCTCGAAATCCGGGGCTTCGGCATAGCGGTACACGCCGCATTTGGTGAGGTTCTCAGAGGAGAAGGTCTCAATATCGATGCTAAGTGTTTTCATACGCATTCCTTCCTACGGAATATGGGTGGCAGAGGTCAATTTCTGCCACCCACAGAGCCGTCTGGGGTTACTTGAATTCCTTCATGCGCTTCTCGTGGTATTCCAGGTCACGGGAAGCCTGTTCCTTCTCACGCTTTTCACGCTTGTGGTCATTGCTGATGCCCTGCACCAACCAAACGAAGAAGCCGATGCTGAGGCAGGCCCAGATGCCAAGGAGGGCGGTTACCAGGATGTTCTGAATCAGTTCCATTGTGTTGCACTCCTTTCTCAGGACAGGAAGTCGTCGTCCAGGTCGGTGGCGAAATCGTCAGCCGCAGAGGACTTGCCACCGAGAGGCTCACCGTCACGAACCTTCTGGATGTTGCCAAGACCACAGGCGATGCCGCGGTTACCGTTGGAATTGAAGGCGTAGAAGTTTACGGACACTCTGGCGTAGCAGCCGGAATACACCTCGGAGCGGTCAAGGATCGGCTGAACGCTGCGGTCCACGATCTGAGGGGCGGTAGTGCTGTTGGCGTTCACGAAGAAGCTGTTCTTGTAGGCTTCATCGTCACGCTCGGTATCGCCGTCACGGAGCGGGAGCTTCAGAGCCGCCTTATTGGGAATCTTCCCGCCGAACTTGGCGACGCCTTCCTTGATGGCAGCGTCCACGGCTGCGTTGATAGCGTCGAGGGTCTGCTTATCGGATTTCGGAATAATGAGGGACACGGAATACTTGGGGTTGCTGCCGTTAATAGAGGCAGGCTCCCACACGTTTGCGTAGGACAGGCGGACAACGCCGGTCACAACTTTGGTCGAATTCATCTTGTTAGCCATAATTACAGTTCTCCTTTATAGTCGGTAAAGTCTTGTTTTGCACCCGTGGTCGTAATAGCCGGACGCCGGTCGGATGCGGGAACGAGCGTCGGCTTTCCTCTGGGCTTGACGACCAGACCGCCGAGCACCTCGGCAAAGGTCTTTTTGCCCATGAGCTTCTCCATCTCGGTGATGGGAATGAGGGACTTCTTGAAGATGTCGGTATACCCGGCCGCACGGGCAGCAGCGACAACGGCATCCTCATCGGTGTACTTGCGATTGGTGCGGCTCTCCACCAGCTTGTAGCCGGGCCACTGTTTTCCGTGGTTGACCGCTGCTTCCTGGGCGTAGGCCATGAGTTCATTTGCCCATTTAGTGAGGTCATCCAGCTTGCCGAGAATGTCGCCGATCTCCGCATCGGAAAGCAGAGGCGGCTGGGCAAACTCGTATTTGGCAAGTTGGAGCTTGGCATCGGCTCTGGCTCGGCACTTGACCGCCGCCTTGCAGAATTGGCACCAGCTTCCGGGGCAGTATTCACCTTCGCCTTTGAAGGCAAGCTCGGCCTTGGGTTTCAGTGTCTTTTCCGCCCAATCCCGAAGCTCGGCAACGGAAATGACCCAGGTGCTGACATTCTCCCGGCGGGGCTGGTAGATGGTCATGGAAACCGTCTCAATGTCGTAGAGACAATCGAAGATGCGGAGTGCACCGAGCGCATACAGCATCATCTGAGGATTCTCTTCGGCATTCACCAGAACCCCTTGACCGTATTTCAGATCAATAATGTGGAGGAGCTTGTCCGCCACGATGAGGCAGTCGCCGGTGCCGAAGCCGTCCGGCACATAGCAGGAGAAGTCGAGCCGCTGCTCAATGAGCACCTTGGGGTCAGGACAGTCCTGCCGGGCTTCCTCGATGGCTTCCAGAACGAATTCCAGGTAGCCGTCTGTGTACATCTCCATTTCGTCGGAGTCGTACTTGCTGACCGGGCGGGTGGAGCGCATCTTCAGCGCCTTGCGGAGCTTGTGTTCCGCCAGCGCATGAGCGGCGGTGCCTTCTGCTGCGGCTTCCGTTTCTCTGTCCTCAAACTCCAATTCCAATCGAGCGGATGGATTGCAGTGAAGCCAGCGGTGGGAGGAAGATGCCGAGAGGACTGCGTGACGATTAGGGGGCATCTTTCAGCACCTCCACATCCTTGAGCAGTGCCTCGTAGTGCTTGGGGTCGATGCCGGAGAGCTTCGGAGCGCCGTACTTTTTGAGGAGCGCCTGGATCTCAGTTGTGAATCCGGCTCGGCTCTTTTCGCCAAGCACCGCTCGGACTTCTTCCAGCGTCAGTTCCTTTTGGGGAGCGGGTGTAGGTTCCTTCGGCTCTGCATCGACAGTCGGCTCATTCTGCAGCATGGCATCTGCCACAGCCTGAACGCTGTCCGCCAGGGAGCGAAGATCCTCGACTACATCGAGCAGGAGTTTAACCTTACTCATGTGCGCCACCTCCCATTGGAACTTCGGTGATGGCAATGGACTCGACCGAGTTGCCGGGAACCACGACCATGACCTTCTGCTTGGGACCCAGAAGCAGGGTGAAGAGTTTCTCGCGGATGCTGACCGTTCTGCAAGCAACTACGCCGCCGTTTCTGGGCTTGTCTGAAACACGGATATTCAAGTTGTGTCTCATACGGGGTTACCGTCCTTTCCGGAGGGCTTGTATTTTGTTGCCTTCCGGTGTACCCAGAAAAATCGTGGATTTGTCAGGGTGTCTGGCGGAAAATTTTCAAAAACTTTTTTCTGCCTGCCTCGATGGACTCGGAAACAGACTGAAAGCTGGCCTCTTCGATGGCAGCGATTTCCCGCAGGGTCTTGCCGTTTGCGTACAGTCGAAGCCGGCGCTGCTGGGTGGCAGTCAAATGTGAGAAGGCTTCTCGGATACGAGCGGTCTGTTCTGCCGAATCATCCTCCACGGCATATTCGTCGCAAGCACCGTACTCCTCGCCCTCGTAGTCGATGGCGTCGTAGGAGTAGCAATGGTAGCGATGACGCTCGTCCTGCGCGTGCTCCGCCTTGCGGCTGTCGATGATGACGGCACCGATTTCGTCAGAAACCTCGACCTCCGTCACTGTTCCGTCCAAGAATGCGTATTTGATTTTCATAAAAAGTCCTCCGTTTTGATTTCTCGAAACGGAGGACTTTGGGCGCTGCCGCAAAATGGGTGTGAAAAACCAACCGCAGTCCAAACGGAAACCTCCGTTTCGGTCTGCAGCAAACCCGCTCAAAAGGCAGCTACATTATTTACTTGTTCCGCCGGATGCCGTTGAGCCATCAGTGATCGGATGATGCGGTATCCGGCGATAAGCAGTTTTTTGTCTTGCTTAGGACGATTTGCTTAGCCGAGGTCGGCTTCAATTGCGTACAGTTCGCTAAAGACTGCAGGCAGGTTGCTCTGATTCAAATCTTCAACGCTATGTGCTCCGTAGCGCTCAAACACGGAATTTACGACTGATGAACCAAGCTGTGCTTCAACAGCAGTGGCACTGTTTTCAATGTTGATGATCCAGTTTTTTCGTTCGTAGTCTGTCATTGATTCTCCTTTCCGTCCTTATAGCGCTATTCGGACTATGCTGTTTTCACTTAGATAAACCGGTTTTTCACTTTCGCAAAATTTTTTATGCGTTCGCAGAAATCAAATGAGTAAAAGTGTAGAAATCTCGACTTGAGTGTGATATAATAAAAAAGTACAGTCTTTGCATCGAGGATTTCCTTCAGTCCGGTTTACTGGCTTTATTGTAGCAAACTAGCTTACTTGAAAAGCGGACTGGACGGACATTCACGGACACGCTCGGACAGAGAAGAAATTTTAGGACTAGGAGGTAAATGAGGCATGACATTTTCCGAGTATGCTTTAGGCCTTTCCCCGTTTATTTCGTTTGGAAAATCGGAGCACGACTACTTCACAGAGCTTGTCGGGAATTTTGTAAAAGATGCCGCAATGGACTCCTGCCAAATGTTAAAGCGACAGCCTGATACAAAATATCGCTACATAAAGGGGAGTCGCCCTATACAGCAAAAAGATGCGCAGTACCTTTATGACTACCGTGATCTGGATAAGTTTTCAAAATGGATATGGGATCGGATGGATGACTCTGACTCCTATGACAATGTTGTGGATTGGCTGGCCAAGCATGATATTGCAGATGATGACCCTTCAACTGCCTGTGCCAAGCTGTTAGAGAACATCCTGCTGGATATCATCAATGGTTCTTCCATGCCACAGATCGCAAAAGAATCAGAAATAGATTTAGAGCTGATTGATGAAATACAGCAAAAAATAAAGTCGCTACCCAGACCGGCTAATGTGCCAGTTCCTGCAGTAGCGACTGAAGATGAGCAAAAGTATATTAGCGAACTATATTTGGCATATGGAGATGCCGAAGACATGGACTCTTTTTCAGGGAAGGACCTATCTAGTTTTCCGGATTATGCCGAGGACCTTGATGATCGCCGTGTTGACTTTTATGCTGCTGAAACTATACGACGCGGTGTGATGGAATTGGGTAGTGGCGGCCTGGCTAATCAATTTGATGTGTTGAAGGACGAAACATTCGTCGGAGTAAAGGATACTGCGAAACGAACCCATCCGAACGGCTTTGAACATATGCTGGCTGTAATGGAGCAAGCAGTCGTGACTCCGGTAACAAATTACTTACTAAGCACATCTCCATACTGGATAAGCGGAAAAATTAAAAAGGGTGTATGTCATCACCTCGTAAATGATGACAAACTGACATGGGTAAGGAGGAGAAAGAAGCAATGAATATTTCAACCCTAGGCTCTACATTTGAAATCTCTCTTCGTATCCTTCTGATGTTAAACGAATTGCAAGGCTCCTCCTTTGATGAGCAACAAATTGGAGCCGTTGATTTTATTTCTGTCTATGCAGCTGATTTTGGTTTGTTGGATGAAAATCTTCACGGATACAGCAATTACAGATTCAGCGAATACCCAGCCAGAAAGTACATAGTATCTTCAGCGCTGAAAGGCCTTCTGCTGGATGGGAATATCCGGCTTCACTCCACTTCAACAGGTTACAGATTTTCTATTACAGAGGCCGGGAAGAATATCTGCAGAAAGCTGACCAGCGATTACGCCGAAGAATACAGAATCGCGATTCAGTCTGTGATAAGCAGATATGACCGTGCAAACGTCGAACTGATGCTTCAAGAAATTAATAGAGTTACAGTACAATCGTTAAAGGAGATCGGGCATGAATAGATTTTATATTGAAAAACTCGTCGTGTCCGGTGGAGGACACAAAACAACCGTCATTGACTTTAAACCGGGCTTGAATTTCATTCTAGGACCTTCCAACACAGGAAAGAGCCTTATTATGGATTGCATAGATTATGTGTTCGGTTTTACCCCAAGAAAAAATCGACCTTCTAAAATCGTAGATAATAACTACGGATATGAGTGTATCGCTCTCCATTTGATAACAGGTAAAGGAACGGTTATTCTGGAACGCAAAATCGGGGATTCGAAAATTACTGTTAGCGGCACAGCCCCGGATGTCGATCACGGCTCCTACAGTGTAAGCCACAATGCGAAAAAGAATATTAATGCCGTCTATCTCCATCTGCTTGGCATTGACGAGCAGCATCTCGTGCGTTCAGCAGAGAAAGGATCTAAAACTCAGGAACTAACGTGGAGAAGTATGCTTCACTTGTTCTTTATCCGCCAGGGCGATGTTGCTAGGGAAAGTTCCTCTTTGTTGTCTCCTGGAAGCATAGGTTCTACAGCATCGGCGGCTGTTTTGCTGTATCTATTGACCGGCCAGGATGCCAATAATCTTGAAGCTACTGAGGATCCCAAAATAAGTGAGGCAAAGAAAAAAGCTCTCGTCAGCTATATTCAAGAGAGGATAAACAGCCTATGCGCTAGACGGGAAAAGCTCGAGGATATGCTTTCCTCCGCAAACGTTACAGATCCCCGCACAAGCGTTAGCCGTGTACGAAGAGAAATCGCTGAAATACAAGCGAAATTGGATGCAGCTACCCAAGAGAGCCAACAAATCATGTCACAAATATACGAGTGGAATGGAAAACTCTCTGAATCCAGAACCGTAGGGCACAATTTTGCCGTGTTACGTCAGCAGTATCAATCTGATATCCGACGAATCGGCTTCATTGTCGAGGGGGCGGCACATACCTCTTCCGTACCAAGAAAAATCAGGTGCCCTATTTGCGGCGAAGAAACAGAGCGTGTGCAAGACACGTCTTTTATTGATGCATCTGCAGCTGAACTCGAAAAAATCAAGCGACATTTATCTGAACTAGGCGATGCTCAACGCAGTGTAGCGCATCAACAAGAAACTATTATGACAACAATTCATGCGTTGGAAGAAAAACGAGATGCGATAGATGTGCTTATTTCCAATCAGCTGCAGCCGCGGTTAGCAGCATTTGAGAAAGAACTTGAACAGCAACTCAAACTGATACAAATCTCAAGCGAATTGGAAGTTATTCGCCAGGATGAAATACAATATAGAGGCGATTTATTCAGTAAAGAAACCGAAGAAATCTCCGATTCGCAAAAACATAGCATTTTCGAAGATTACGGGTATGATATTATTCATGGTTTTGAAGAAAAGTTGCGAGATATTTTAACTGCATCGAAAGTTGGCGGTGCGGCAACCGCCAGACTTAACATGGAAAATTTCGATATTGAAATCGGTGGCTTCAAAAAGTCTGTTTCAATGGGTGGCGGTTTCTGCGGGATATTGAATACGATTACCACGCTTGCGATGAGTGCATATCTTATCGATCTCGACCGTCCGGCTCCTGGCTTCTACGCTGTAGATTCATCGTTGACGCAGTTATCCGAAGCGGAGCATAAGGCACAAAGCGAAACTATTAAGCAGAATTTTGTGGAATATCTTATCGCTCATGCCCGTGAGCGACAGGTCATCATTGTTGAGCAGTCAAAGCGTATGCCTTTTGTTCCTAGTGAAAGTGAGAAAGACGGTGTTCATGTTATTCGGTTTTCCAGGAACAGGCAAGAAGGCCGATATGGCTTTTTGAATGAAGTTTACAATCCAGAGGATCGTTAATCCTCGATTGTCCACACGCAAAAGCAGGAGGCAAAATATGCGTATAAGTTACAATAAGTTATGGAAAATGCTGATAGACAAGAACATGAACAAACACGATCTTGCCGAAAAAAGCGGTGTAAGTTCCGCTTCTATTGCCAAGCTAAGCAAAGGGGCAAATATCACCACAGATGTACTTCTGAAAATCTGCGTGGCTATGAACTGCACCTTGGAGGACATTATGGAGACGGTAAAGGAGTAACGAGGAGGTGGTTTCGTGCCGAACGTGGTTACACTCGATATGAATACCCCGTCGGTTCAGTATCTGTGTAAGAAGGATAAGAGGCTGGCAAGGGTCATCAAGATGGTGGGACCAATCCAATACACCAGCCATGATGAAAATGCCTACTCCTTTTTGACTCACGAGATTATTGAGCAGATGCTTTCTGTTAAAGCTGGGCAAAAGATATATAACCGGCTTGAAAAACTCTGTGGAGAAGAGATATCACCAGATCGAATCTGTGCACTTACAGATGAACAAATCAGAGGCACAGGAATGTCCAACGCAAAGGTTGAATACATCCGGAATATTACAAACGCTATTACAAATGGGACGCTTGACTTAGAGGCGCTGAAGCGTTTGTCGGACGAAGAAATCATTGCAATCTTGACAAAAATCCGAGGAATTGGTAATTGGACGGCAAAAATGTATCTGATTTTTGTTCTTGATCGCCAAGATGTTCTGCCCATTGAGGATGGAGCGTTTCTACAAGTATTTCGATGGATGTATAAGACACAGAACTGCAACGAGAGAATCGTAACAGCCAAGTGCAAAAAATGGAAACCTTTTTCTTCTGTCGCATCACGATTTTGCTACAGAGCGTTGGATGCGGGAATGACAAAAGAAAAGTTCCATCTGTTCAAATGAAAGGAGCAAGATAAAATGAGTGCAACAAACGAGAGAAATGAGCAGGTACGCGAAATTCTTGATTATCTTTATAATAAAGCCGTAGATGATAGCGTCAAAATTGATGAATCAGCATATAAGGGTTCTTTGGAAAAACTATTTTCTACCACGGCGTGGGGCTTTAGAGAGATTCTTCTGGTGGTCATTATCGGGATGCGACTCGACCACAACTTCAAAGCATCTACCGGTCTATACGACTGCAATCCGAGGGCAATTTATGAAGGACCCATTAAGGAATTTCTTATTGAAAAGGAAATCCCTCATCGGAAATCTGGCCCGTTAAATGTCGCAAAAGCTACCGTAGGATTGGATATGACTTGGGCTGCTCAACGCAGACCGTCTGATGTAGCAGAGGAAGTTGTCAACCTCGTCAATTATATGGAGGCAACCAGTTCGGATGCTGAAACTCGTATCAACGACGTCGGAATATCACTTCTCCGCAGACTCATTGCCTATTCCAATAGTGTAGAAGCCTTAGCTGTTTCCATTGAGCCAACTTCCGATCCCGAGTTTCTTTATTCTCTTTGCTACGAGTTGATTACAAAAACTCCAGATGCCGGAAATACGCCGCAGAAGATTGCGGCATATTTGCTCAAGAATTATCATACATATCTGCATACGGGTGTAGTTGTGACGGGCGAGGACGATCGAGCATCTGTAACAAGCACAACGAGTAAAAAGCCTGGCGACATTAACGAAGAAATACCCGAAGGAGTAATCCGTAAAGTATACGAAATCACAGTGAAACATTTTGACTTAGCGCGAATTCGGGACTCCTACGACTGCGTTTCCATCTACAATGATGCTAATGATGCTGATATCCACGAAATAATTGTTATTTGCCGTAGGGAGGATTGCCCGCCGGACATTAAGTTAAGTGGGCTTCATGGTTACCTTGGCAGCTACGCATATCAAGATATAATGTACTATTATTGGGATATTTTTGAGTGGATAGCAAACACATTGCAGCGAATGACAAATGAGGGCAGAATCGGTTTTTATTTCAATTTGAATTCATATATTGATGATATTAACACTTCCGAAAGCGTCAAAAAGCTGTGGAAAGACCTACACGAAAGCAAATAAATAAAACAAAAACGCCGTCAGTCCTTCATGAGGACTGGCGGCGTTTTTCGTAGTAGAAAATGTATTGTTGGATAATGCCTGCATTTTTCCCAAACAAATTGAACGGCGATTTTCCTCCACAGTCATTTTCAATGGCTCTTGAAATCCAGATGTCTATAGGGACGCAGGAGGTTCTTCCATAGGCGAATAAAGCAACACAGTTGGCAACTTTTTTGCCTACGCCGTGTACTTTTTGCAATGTTTCTAGAAGCTGCTCATCGTTGCAATCAAGCAATGCCTCCAAATCAAGGCTCCCTGTCAGCACTTGTTGAATCGCATCGAGAATGTATGGTGTTCGATATCCTAAACCACATTCTGCTAATTTCTCATCCGTCGCACAAGACATTTCCAGCGGTGAAGGGAACGAATAAAGGGTTTCATATCCTGTTTTAATACAATGTCCGAATTTTGAGGCAAGCATCTCTATAGATTTTGAAATTGCTGGGATATTTTTCCTCTGCGATATTATAAAAGTTATGAGCATCTCCCACGGATCTTGACGCAAAATACGAAGTCCACGACCATAAAGCATTGCCTCGTGTATAAATTGATGCTTGTCGCATTCCATTTCAAAAATGTCATTATAGCTTCTATTAAGATCGAAGTAAAAGCTCCAAGTATTTCTCCATGCATCGAGGCTGCAGGAAACAGAAAACCTATGATTTCCAATCTCCCTTATGTATAAAACTTCATCACCAAATATAAACCGATAGCCATCATCTTGCATTCTTTTGACGCGAAAGCACTGACCACTTAAAGCTATTTTTTCTAAATCAAAGTCATCTAGAATTTCTATCAGCATATCTCATTCCAATCATTCCAAGGCTGTTTCTTTCCGTATGTATTCTACAACTGCTTTGGCTACTGCCTCTGCCATTTTACACGGAACAGCATTGCCAATTTGCGTATATACCATTCCTTTATTTCCACAAAAAACATAGTTATCAGGAAATGATTGGATTCGTGCTGCTTCCTTAATTGTAATTCGTCTTAGGCGTTTTGGCGCTTCTTTGAACTCCGGCACGATAGTGCCATCCATCAATCCTTTATGGTAGTCGACAACCCAATCGCTTGGTGCATCCCCATAAAGATAGTCTTCATCCACAAAAGGAGTTTTGTTTCCGCCCATGGAGGCGGGGAGAGTATTGGCATACCCATCAACATTTATCGGTCTACCTTGTCCATTAAAATACATTCCGGCATATGGAGACTTTCTCATAATTGGATGTGTGGCAAATGTAATCTTTGCTGTACAAGTATCTGGATTTGTAACTGTGCCGGCTCGTCCTAGAGGCTGTAATAATGTTCGCACAATTGGTGCCTTGTTTTTCTGCTGCAAAAGCAAGTCATTCATACAATGCTCAAAAAACGGATCGCTATTGTTCCTGACCCCAATAAAAAACACTCTTTCACGCTTTTGCGAAACTCCGTATTCTGTTGCATTTAAAACAAATGGCACGCAGTTATAACCTAGAGCGTATGCGCGTTCTAGATATCTTTTGCGTACAGGTTCCCACTTTTCTAACATACCCAGAGCTTTGACATTCTCCATTACAAATGCCCTTGGACGAACCTTTTCAACCACATCGAGAAATGTAAAAATCAGTTTACTACGATTATCATCAGGATCCATTTTACCTGCCACAGAAAATCCTTGGCATGGTGGCCCCCCGAAAACAAAATCAACCCCTTGAAATTGATCAAGCGAATCAAGAATATTATTTACATCATCGTTTACCATGACCCCAGCAGTATGGTTGGCACGATAGGTTGCGGCTGCTTCACTCATGAGTTCATTTGCAAAGACTACTTCAATCCCCGCTCTCTCAAATCCAATATCCATTCCACCTGCTCCAGTAAACAGGGAAACTGCAGTCAGTTTATTCATCATTCTCTGTTGCCCCTTTACTGTTATCGTTGTGGATGCGAAAAACCAATGAATTATCTCTTGAGTCAAGATATATGTCAAACTTGGTTTTCCCTTTTTCTACACCCATATTTGACAAGATTGCCTTCGGCATTCTTACTCGCATATCCTGTTGCAGAATATAAGTGTCAAGGTAAATGCATGAATCTATCATGACGGCACTCCTCTTAGCTCGATTTCAGTCTAATTATAAACTGTTTTTAGTCTGAAGTCAACCGGTTCAGGCTGAAAACTTGAACCTCAGATAGAATTAAAATAGAGGCAACCCTTTTGAAATTTGCACTTTTACTAAAGATTGTCTTAATGATCTGGACGTTTAACGAATACCCCCAGTAGTTCAACGATTATTCGGCTGTTTAACGATTACAGCAGAGCAGAAAACCGCAATCCCTATAAAACGCAGAAAACCCCGCCGCAGAATTGCTCTGCAGCGGGGTTCGTTTATGCTCAAAAACGGCAAAAGTCTTGATTTCAAGCGGTTTTCGGGCATAGAAAAGTCCACCGTAATTCTATCAAAATTACGGTGGACTTATGGCGGAGATGGAGAGATTCGAACTCTCGAACTCGTTTCCGAGTTACACGATTTCCAATCGTAAAAGAAACGCTTAAAAATGCCTGTTTCAAGATTTTTGACTGAATTTAGACTGTGAAATATAATTATTCAGCTGTTCTTTAGCGCTGTTAGTTACATTCATTGATATATGCGTATATACATCTAAAGTAACCGAAACAGAGCTGTGCCCTAAAAGGCTTTGAGCGGTTTTAGCGTCGATTTTTGCATTGTATAACGTTGTTGCATATGCGTGTCTGAATTGGTGCGGGGTAGAGGAGAAGCCGAGACTTTTCCAGCCGTCGCGAAATTGCTTGCTTGTGAGTAAATTACAATTCACGGAAAAAACATAACCGCTGTTCTTTTTGAACGGCAGCAAAGCTGCCCGTAAATTTTCAAGCATAGGCACGGTTCTTATTCCGGCTTTAGATTTTGTAAAGTTTTCAATTACAGGTTTGTTTGATTGAAATTGCAATTGCTTATTTATATATATCAGATTATTATCAAAGTCAATATCATCCCATGTAAGAGCAAGCGCTTCGCCGCGTCGACAACCGGTATAAAGCAAAAGGTATGCAAACAGTTGAAACATATTTTCGGGCTGCTTTTCGGCTTTTTTAATATCTTCCTCGAGCGGCATTTCTCTTTTTGATTTTTTCAGAGTGCGCGGAACGGATATGTCCGCAGCGGGATTAAAAGTAAGATAACCGGCACCGATTGAATACTTGAAGATCCTGTTTAAAACAATCAGCCGCAGCTTTACAGTTTGGTGGGCTAATTTTCTTTCGGCAAGATAAAGCAAATACGCATTTATTTCATGCGGCGATATTTCTTTTATATACCTTTCGCCGAAACGCTCCAATACATCCGACAGAGGTTTTCTGTAACACTCATAGGTATTGTATGTCAATGATGTCTCGGAGCTTGCACGCCATTCTTCAGCGGCGGTTTTAAATTTGATACCCTTTTCCTTTTGGGTGTCGAAGTTTAATATTTTGCTGTAAACTTCTTTTTCTGTTTCCCCATAGAAGTCTTTAATTGTGCCGTCCTCTAAGGTTACGCGTTTTACATATCTGCCGTCTTTGCGTTTTTTCATTGTACCACCGTTTTGATATATCCCTTTTGCTATTGTTAATCTTTATTCTCCCCACTCGGCATGCTTTAACGCAGCCTCAAGCAATTTCTTCTCAACCTCTTTGCGCTCCTCATCAGAAAGCTCGCGAAGCTGCTGCAGCATTTCTTCTTCCTTGTGGGTTACAATAAAATATGGGTCTTCTTCGTCCCCGTTGAACATTGTGATTACTCCTTTGATATAAAATCGACGTATTATTAATAGCTTTTTTTAATTTGATGATAATTCGTTGTAAGATTCCTCTTTGACATCTTTTTCGGAAATTGTTTCATCTGTAATATCATTTATTGGTTGCTCGATAGGTTCATCAAAATAAAATTTAAGGCTGCTGCCGCATTCCGGGCAGTTCCCGTCATACGGACCGATATGCCCACATTTTCCACATTTAACATTTCTTCGGGTTAATTGTTGCGGTTCTTGTTTTTTTGTTTGTAATACTTGGTCGGCGGAGGTCAATAAAGATTTTCTTTTCGTGACATAAACCATATTGGGAATTATGATAGCCGCAGCAAGAAAAAATTTTGTTAAAAAGCCGAAAAACGCCATTATACCATTGCCGTAATAAGGCGGTAACGATATACATATAAAGTCTATCATAAGCGATAGGAAAAAGGGGCTATACTTGTCTTTTTTAGCCGCAAAAACAGAAATTTTTGCAATTAGCCTAACAATGTACATAAAAATA